TCAACTTCCCGGCGATCGTTTCTGCAGGTCGACCCGGCCCCAGAGCGTGCGCCAGCCCAGGTTCCCCATGGCCCTCTCGAAGATCATCTGCAAGCCGTTCAACCGATGCTGTCGCATCTCTGGTGTCGGATGCTGGTAGGTGCCCTTGATGCCAGGGTACCGATGCCCAGCCTGCTCGTGGGCCAGCACAGGATGCACGCCGATCTGAGCCTGGTATGTGTCGGCAGTGTGCCGTGCCATTCGCATGGTCAGCCCTGGCCAGATGGGGTCCCAGGCTTCTTTGATGGCGCGTCCGCGAGCTCTTGGACGAGCCTTCCGGCCGTCGGCGGCAGGACGAATGAGCTCCCACCACCCATTCCGCCACCACCATTTGCCCGAGGGAGTGCAGAACACGTACGGATGGGGCCAGTCATTCAGATGCCATTTGAGTAGCTGGGCAAGGAACGGGGGCACATCGATATCCCGCACCGACCATCGATTTTTGACTGGTTCAAGCTGGTGGACTGTGCCTTGCTTGCTGCCATCCGAGCCTCGGCGTATATATTCCGCGACCTCCTGGTTGATGCGGATTATGGGACATTCGAAGATGCCGCCGTCATGTGGTTCGCGTCTTGTGAGCAGTGTGTTGTCGCGGTGCAGGGCGATGCCTTCGCCCCATCGGGGCCCCAGGAAAGCTGCTGTAATCAGATGCAGACCATTGGCTGGGCCCAGGCGCTCCGCGACTTGCAGTACGGCCTCGGGCGGGGCCCATCCGGCCTCTGTCGTGCGAACCTGTTGATCGCCCACGCCGTCGGCTGCCTTGCTGGCGCGGCGCCGTCCGAAGAGCGGGTTCACCGTGAGATGTTGAGCGTCGACCGCCCCTGTGAGGATCAAGGACATCAACCCGATGCAGTCATCAACGGTGGAGTCCGCGCACTTCAGCGTCCGCGCCCAAGCATCGACGTCAAACCAGTTGATGGCAATCAGGGGAGTGTGCTCCCACTTCGGCAAGATGTGTGTGTCCAGTCGTTCCCAGCGATTCATCGTGGTGCGGCCACGTGGGGATTGGACCGCCATCCACTTTCTGACGAAGACGCCGAACGGCGTGCGCATCTTGTCTGGGTCGACCCAGCGGCCGGCGCGAATCGCTGCCTCTTGCTCGTCGCCCCACTGCTCGGCTGTCTTCTTTGTGGGGAATCCTGGTTCGCTACCCCAAGTCCCGTCCGGCTTCTTGTACCGGGAGCGCCAGCTGACCTTGCCCTTGCTGCCCTTGGCCGTGCTGACGCGCTTCTCTGCGTACGCCACAACTCCCCCCTCAGTGCTGAGCTGCGGTCGGCCGTAGGGGCGTGAACGGCAGCCCCGGTATGAACTTGTCACTGAGGTGGCGAGCTACCTCTTCGACGATGTAGAGAACCCAGGCGTGGGCGCGTTTGACCAGCCAGACGCACACGCCTTCGGGCAGGGACTGTACGTATCTCACTTCAACCCGCACCGGTTCCCCCCAAGGATCCGAGTACGGCGGCACCTTCACTACGTGTTGACTATGCAACCACACCAAATACACGTATGTGGAGGGTCGCGCTTACTTTTCGGCGCCACCTTCGAAGGTTGCCTGCTCAGTTCCTGAGCGCCTGAGTTGCGCCTCAGTCTTCTCCCACCGAAGCAGGGCGCGCCGCACCTGCTCGGGAGTCGCCCCCTCGCGCCCCTTTACGATGACCACCATCTGGGCGTCGGGGTCGTCGTCATCGTCTCCAGGCAGTGTCAGCACGGTGGCGTCCAGGAGTGGCCCATCCGCCAGTGCCGTCTTGATTCGCAGAGGCAGGTCGGCTGGCGTTGCGCCCTCGGTGTTCGCGATGAAGGTCGCTGCTCGTTGGTCAGCGTCCGCGTAGGCGGGTTCCCCGCCGGCCAGGACCGCGTCGAGGGAGTCCGGCGTCCAGCGGAAGTGGGCTGCGGCTGCGCGGTGCGTGGGCGTCGGCTTCTTGAACTCTGCGCCTCGCTCGATGGCCTGGATGGTGGCTCGACTGACCCCCAGGGCCTCGCCCAGTGCCGGTTGGCTCATCCCTGCCGCTTTGCGTTCGCGCCTGATGGCGTCGCCCAGCCGCATCCAGTCTCGCTCCATGGCTCCTCATCATGCCTGATACGGATGCAACCCAGAAGCCAGGATCCGGCCCTTTGACCTTGGCCAGAGCCTAATTTTTGCGCTTCAAGGGTTGCAAAGCGAGCCTCCTGAGGTTGGAGAGGCCGCCGCTGGGGCCCAGAATGAGCCGCGAAGGGCTCAGAAAGTACGCACAAGGGGTTGCGCCTTGCTCCCGGCGCGGCTTAGATTCTGAGCGTGAGACCGAACGGCACCGCTATCAGGTACATGCGCCAGGCTCAGAAGCTGAGCCTGCGCTCCCTCTCCGAGCAGACCGGCCTTAACAGGGGCTACCTCTCACGCCTCGAACGGGGCCACATCCGGTGCGCGGGAGACGAGAACGTGCTGGCCATCGCGGCTGCGATGCGGGTGCCGCTCTCCGCAATCACCCACGAGGAGACGACGTGACCGCCACGGCCACGAAGAGTAAGGAGCGGAGCGTCGACCACGACGCCACTCCGCCCGCCCAGGACCTCGCCGAGCTGGTGCACTACACGCCCGAGGAAGTCGAGGCGAACCGCTGGCTCCCGTTCACTGCCCGGACGCTGCGTAACAAGGCGAACGCGAGGGAGATCCCGCACAGCGCGCTCGGTGGCCGGATCACGTTCCGGCTCGCCCACATCCGCGAGATCGCCGCGATGGGCGACACCCGCCCCTTCAGCAAGCCGCCCAAGAGCGCCTGACCCACCTCTGACGCGAGTCGGGGCCGCGCCGGCTGGACCCGGTCGCGACCCCTGGGGCTCGCCTCACCAATCCAGAAATGAGGCTCCCGTGATCACACAGACTACGTCCCCGCCGGACGCTGCCGAGGCGCAGCGCCGCGGGCACACGGCCGCTCTGGCGGTCGGCGAGCAGATCCTCATGCTCAGCCCGGTCGTCCCCACCACGATCACCGCGCATTGCACGAAGCAGGCCGCAGCGGAGCCGAGCGTGGAGGTGTACTTCCACCAGTCGGCCGAGGGCGTGGAGGCGCTGGCGCAGGCGCTCGGCACGGCGGCCACAACCAAGCCGTTCAGGCCCGCCGACCCGCGTCCGTACATGGAGATGGACACGGTCGTGGCCGGGGTGCCGGTAAGCGCGTGGGCCCTGCTGGACATCCCGACCCCGGTCATCGAGATGCCGGAGCCGTACGCCTGCGCCTGGTGCGGGGTTTCGCTCCCGCACGGCATTCAGTACGCGAAGGCTGTCGGTGGTCACGGGTGGGTGCAGCCGTCTGACGTGCAGATCCTCGCGCGTATGAAGGCGCGTCGCGCCGCCCGCCGAGGGGGTGCCGGCCGTGGCTGAGACGGCGACGCCCGTGTCCGGGCCGTTCCGTATCTCCGTCGGGCGCATCCCGGCCGGGGTCACGCTGGACCTGCGCCCCTTCGTCGAGGCCGTGCTCCTTGAGGTGTTCACCGAGCACGTGGACGTGGTCGCGGACATCCTCGACGAGCAGGCCGACGCCCGGCCGTACGACGGTCACCGGGCCGAGTCCCTGCTCGTCGAGCAGCTGCTCGCCGAGGTGTCCACGCGTATCCCGGTGTACGGGCGGCAGTGCCACGCCTTGGCGGAGAGTATCCGGGCTGCGGCCGGTCTGCGAGGTGCGGCGTGAGTGCTCGTACCTACCGCGACGGTGCGCACACCATGTGCGGGCACTGTGACTTGATCGCCGAGACGCTGACGGCCGAGACCGCGCGCGTGTACCCCGAGCTGGGAACACCTGCGGAGGTTGGAAAGCCGTTGTGCTGCGATGAGGCGGCGGCGGACTGGCGGGCCGAGCGTGGCCGGTCGGGCGGTGCCGCGTGAACGCCCGCGCCGAGATCCGCCGGTACGTGTCCCTGCTCGGGGACTCGTGGACGCCGCGCGCGACGACGGACGCGCGGGTGGAGCAGGTGTACGCCGCCGTTCGCGCTGAGGTGCTGCGCAAGGCCGCCGATGAGGTGATCGCCCACTGCCCCGTTCACGGCTTCCACCACGTGGCCTCAGTCTTCTGCCACTGCCCTGCCGCTGACGACCTGCGCCGCATGGCCGACGAGGCCGGGAAGGACACCCGTACGCCGGGCGAGTCCACCCAGCCTGTTTGCCCGGTGTGCCAGCGCCCGGGTTGCTGCTGCTCGTGCTTCGGCAAGAGCCCTCAGCGCGACTGCTCGCACAACAAGAGCGAGTCCACCCGCGCCGCGTCGCCGTGGCAGCAGGCGGTCGACGGCCTCAACGCCCTCGTCGACGCGGACATCGCGGTCCACGTCGAGCCGGACGGCCACATCGCCAACCCCGCCGGGGACGAGCACATCGAGTGGGACCGCGCCGCCGGGCGATGGCGGCTCGTGCACGGCGGCGAAGACGCGCCCGAGACCCCGGCCTGCGCCCGGTGCCGCCAGCCGTTCGACCCGAGCGACACGCGATTCGACGGTCGCGCCCGGCACCACGGCGGCCCGTTCTGCCGCCGCTGCGTCTGCGCCTGTCGCTACGCCACCGACCCGTTCCACCGGTGTGTCGTGTGCCGCGCGTCCGAGGGAGGTGACGTTCGATGACCCGCACTGTATTCGCGGAGGCCGCCGAGACGATCGTGAGGAACGGCCACTGCAAGGACGACTACTACGACACCACGGCAGTGGCGGAGACACCGCAGGAAAGCCCCGTGTGCCTGGTGGGCGCCCTGTCCCTCCACCTGTTCGGCACCCCTCTCCCTCCGTGGATGCCAGGAGACGAGCCCAGCGAGCTGGAGACCTACGCCGTCCGCGTCGCAGGCCACCTCGGCCTGCCGGTGGAAGACATGCGGGACGGCGCGCAGGTTGCGGTGTCGAACTGGAACGACGCGGAGGAGCGCACGGCGGACGAGGTCATCGCTGCCCTGCGTGCGCTCGCCGAAAGCGGTGAGCGGTGATGGCGGTCCGTGTTCTGCCGCAACAGCAGCGAGCGGTCCTGGTGGCCATGGCCAACGGGCTGTCCGTAGGAGAGACGGCGCGGCGCCTGTGCCTGGCCCCCGCCACGATCAAGAGCCACCGCCGCCTGCTGTACCGGCGGTTGGGCGCCCGTTGCAGTGCGCACGCCGTGGCGACGGCGATCCGTGTCGGGCTTCTGGACGTGGCTGACGTGCAGGACCCGGCGGGGGGTGAGCGTCCGTGAAGCGCTCCGCCGATGCCGCGTTCTCCCTGGCCAGCGTGCGCTGCGCCGCGTCGGAGAACCCGCTGGTGTTCATGTTCGCCTACGACACCGCGCGCGACTTGGTGGCGGCCGGCGGTGACGTCGACCTCATGTGGCGCGATGTCCTGCGCGTCCAGCCCGCGGCGGCCATCGCCGGGGTCATCGAGGTCCTGGTCTCCACCCGCGACGTTCCGCCGCAGTTGGGAGGTGGCTGGTGAGCACGTTTTCCGACGGCGGCCACTGGCGCCGCCCCAGCGACTCCGGCCAGGCCCGGTCGCTGCGTGAGGCGCAGGACCGTGCCGCTTTCGACCACGACCCGGGGTCGGGCTGTTCCCTGCTGCTCCTGCTGACCGCTGTGGTCGCCGTGGTCTTGGGGGTGTTCGCCGGATGAGCACCGTGTCCGAGACGAAGCGCCGCCAGCTGCTGGCCGCCGCGGTCGTCCGCCAGCCGGGCGAGTGGACCACCCGCCGGGTGCTGCGCCTGTACCGCTCCGCCGGGTGGCCCGCCCCGCTTTCCCGTACTGCGCGCCGTGACCTGGCCCGCCTCCACCGTGACGGCCTCCTCGTCCTGCACGAGACACCTGGCCGCCGCTACTACACCCGCAAGGACGGTTCCCGATGAAGTGCGCCGAGCCGCTGTTCGAGGACGGCAGTGATCACAGCATCTACAACTGCGTGCTGGAGCTGCGCCATGCCGGTGCTCACGAGGATGCGCGGGGCCGTAAGTACCCGCGTGCCGTCGGCCTCGGCCTGGACGACGACATCAACGATCTGATCACCGACGGGTACCCCGTCCACGCGCTGTGGGATCTGGATGAACGCGAGTACCCGATCGTCGTCGAAGTCACGACCCGGTACGTGCTGTGGGTCAGCGCCCCGTCCGAGGACGACGCCCTAGCCCGCTACGCCGCGGACCCGACCGACATCAGCCTGAGCGGCGAGGTCGCGATCGACGGGTCGATCGAGGTCCAGCGCATGGACCGCTTCGATCTCGACGAGGCTCTGGCCACCCGGCACTACGGCGAAAAGGTCGGACCCAAGCTCCAGTGCCCGGACTGCAAGGCGCTGTCGTTCACCCGCACCACGATCCACAACCCGTACCGCCGCTGCCACGGCCCGATCGCCTGGCGCCCGTGGCCGTCTGGTAAGGGCGTGTCCCGCGACTACGTGGCCACCCCGATGCCCGACCGGGAGCAGGTGGCCGCTCGTGGCTGACGACCGCCTGGCACAGATCAAGTCCCGCGTCGAGGCCGGGGCGTTCCTCGCCGATATCCGCTGGTTGATCGCGCAGTTGGAGAGGTACGTCGACACGGAGCCGACGGTGGCCGAGGAGATGTCCTACCTCAGCAGCTGCCTCGATGCCGTGCGCGCCGTATGCGACCAGGCGCGCCAGGCGGCGCGGCCTGGAGATCAGCCGGTGCCCGAGCCGGAATGGATCGCAGCGGTCGAGCAGGCCGCCAACGGCAACCGCCCCGACGACCCGGCCGACCGACGCCGCCGCATCTACATCGACGGCAAGGGCCGTGCCTGGATGAGCCAGGACACCGACCCCGTAGAAGGCGAGCTGATTGCTCCCCTCGGCACCAACCCCTTCGACCACGGGGAACCTGCGAGAAAAGTCCAGTGCCGTACCGGTGCCCTCCGCGAGATCGGGAGGACCTGGTGACGACCACCCTGCTGGCCGGGGCTTCGGCCCCGGCCGCCGGGCCCGTCACCCGGCCCGGCCTGTACGACCTGACCACCGAGGAGTACCACGCCGATCCGGTGCCGGGCGGCTCCCTGTCCTCGTCGGGAGCCCGCAAGCTGCTGCCTCCTTCCTGCCCCGCGCTCTTCCGCTACGAGCAGGACAACCCGCCCCCGCCGAAGGCCACGTTCGACCTCGGGCACGCCGCGCACCGCCTGGTCCTCGACGCCGGCCCCGAGCTGGTGCCGCTGGACTTCGACGACTGGCGTACGAAGGCCGCCCGAGCGGAGCGCGACGCGATTCGCGAGGACGGCGCGGTGCCGCTGCTGCGTAGGGATTACGAGGTGGTGCAGGCGATGGCGAACGCCCTGCGCCAACACCCCGTGGCCCGCACGTTGTTCGAGCCCGGCAGCGGCACGCCGGAGTCCGCGCTCGTGTGGCGGGACGGTCCGACCGGCGTCATGCGGCGTGCGCTGCTGGACTGGCGGCCCGCGCCGAGCCTCGGCCGCATGGTCATCCCCGACTACAAGACCACCCGGTCCGCCGAACCCGCCGCGCTGCAAAGGGCGATGCACGAGTACGGCTACCACCAGCAAGCCGACTGGTACCGCTCCGGATGCCGCGCCCTCGGCCTGGCTGGGGACGACGCCCAGTTCGTGTTCGTGTGCCAGGAGAAGACGCCGCCGTACCTGGTGACCATCTATCAGCCCAGTGCCATGGCGATGCGCATCGGCGCCGCCCGCAACCGGCGCGCCATCGAGACCTTCGCCCGCTGCACCGAGACCGGCCACTGGCCCGGCTACAGCGACGACATCGCCTACCTCTCCCTTCCCCCGTACGCGGAGATCCGCGACTCCGAGGAGTACCTGTGAACCAGCACATCGAACGTATGGCACCCGCGGGGGCGCCGGCTCGCATCGGCCAGGGGACCGCGGTCGAGCAGTCCCGCGCGGTGGCCGAGGTGCAGGCGGCGATCGTCGTCGCCCAGCAGTGCCCCCGCAACATCCAGGCCGCCATCGACGAGATGCGCGAGTCGTGCAAGCAGAAGTACCTGGCCGAGCGCGCCTTCTTCCGCTTCCCCCGCGCGGGCACAACGGTGTCCGGCCCGTCCGTCCACCTCGCCCGGGAGCTGGCGCGCTGCTGGGGCAACGTGCAGTACGGGCTGGTCGAGATGCGCCGCGACGACGAGTTCGCGCAGTCGGAGATGCAGGCGTTCGCCTGGGACGTCGAGAAAAACTCGCGCAACAGCAGCACCTTCATCGTCCCGCACCTGCGCGACACCAAGGACTACGGTCCCGTGCCGCTGAAGGAGCTGCGGGACATCTACGAGAACAACGCCAACAACGGGGCCCGCCGCGTCCGGGAGGCGATCTTCGCGATCCTGCCGCCCTGGTTCGTGGAGGAGGCCAAGGCGCTGTGCGAGCAGACCCTCCGTGACGGCGGCGGGAAGTCGCTGAACGTCCGGGTGGCCGACGCGATCCGCGCCTTCGAGGGGATCGGCGTCACGTCGGACCGCATCGAGACCAAGCTCGGCCGGTCCTCGGCTAAGTGGACCGAGCACGACGTGGCCCAGCTGCAGGTCATCTTCCAGTCCCTCCAACGCGGCGAGGTCACCGCCGAGGACGAGTTCCCCGCACCGCGCGTCACGGCGGACGAGATCACCGGCGGCCAGGTTGCCCCGGGGGCGGCGTCATGACCCGCCTGCTGGACGCGCCGCGCGACGCGGTCACCGGGTGGCAGCTGCTCGGCGCTTGCCGGACGGAGGACCCGGAGCTGTTCTACCCGGTCGGGTATGCCGGCCCTGCGAAGGCGCAGATTGCTGACGCCAAGGCCGTGTGCAGCCGCTGCCCGGTGATGCGTATCTGCCAGGACTGGGCCCTCGCCACCGGCGAGGAGTGGGGCGTGTGGGGCGGCCTCTCGGAGGGGGAGCGCCGCAACATCCGGCGTCTCCGGGCGCTGTTGGAAAAGGCGGGCCGATGACCTGGGGCGCGGTGCTCGCCGCTCTCCCTGGTGCGCTGTTCGCCGTCTTCGTGGACCGCGTCGTACGACCGGCCCCCGCGGCGCCCGTACGCGCCGCCCACCGCCGCGCCGCTGCCGCGCGCACCGCCGACACCGCGGTATTCGAGGAGATTCCGCCCGGCGCCCGGTGGCTCGTCTGCGACACCACCACATGCGCCCACCTCACCACGCGCCACGTGCCGGACGGCGGCGGCTACCGCTGCACCGGCTGCGACACGTTCAAGGGGGCGCAGTGACCAGCGCTATCCGCTCCATCAGCTACGGCGGGGGCGTCCAGTCCACCGCCCTCCTCGTCCTGGCCGCACAGCGCCGGATCGACTTCCCGCTGTTCCTCATGGCCAACGTCGGCGCCAACTCGGAGAACCCCGCCACCCTCCGGTACCTCGACGAGTACGCCCGCCCCTTCGCCGCCGAGCACGGCATCGAGCTGGTTGTCCTCGACCGCGTGAAGCGTAACGGCAACGTCGAGACCCTGTGGGGGCGCCTCGTGGACCCGCGGCAGTGTGACCGGTGCAAGGGCACAGGCGCCGTCCACTACTCGGACACCGACAAAGAGGACGTTGGCTTGCCGCCCGACCTCGACTCACCCAGGACATGCCCCCGCTGCCGCGGCGAGGGAAAGGTTCAATCGCGCTCTCTGCCGATCCCCGTGCGCATGTCCAATGGCGCCCCCGGCACACGAAGCTGCACCGTCGACTTCAAGATCAAGACGATCGGGAAGGAACTGAAGCGGCGCGGAGCCACCCCTGAGGACCCGGCGACGATCGGCATCGGCATCAGCCTCGATGAGATCCACCGGGCGAACAACCGGCGTGTCGAGCCACACGAGAACGTGGTGTACCCGCTGCTCGACCTCGGCCTGCGTCGCACCGACTGCGCCCGCGTCATCCGCGAGGCTGGCCTCCCCGTACCGCCCAAGTCGTCGTGCTTCTTCTGCCCGTTCCACCGGCCCGAGACCTGGCACGACCAGCGACGGGAGCAGCCGGAGCTGTTCGAGAAGTCCTGCCAGCTCGAAGACCTCCTCAACGAGCGGCGCGCCGCGCTCGGCAAGGACCCGGTCTATCTGACCCGGTTCGGCCGGCCGCTGCGCGAGGCGATACCGGACGGCGTGGATCTCCTGCCTGGCATCGACGAGGCGGATGGCCTGTGCGACTCCGGATGGTGCATGACGTGACCGCCACCCCGACCCTGTCCAACGCCGTCCCGGCCGCCGGGCCCCGGCCCCGTCTCTACCGCGTCGCCAGCCTCAAGGGGGAGCAATGACCGCGCCAAACACCCAGAACACCATGGTCGCCATCGACGGAAGCGATGCGCTGGCCTTCGTCATCATCCGCCCCGGCAGCGCCGAGGGCACCGTCAGCATCGAGTCCGCCGCCCAGGGCATGAGCAAGCAGGCCGCGGCCTACATCCTGCGCCAGGTGGCCGACCTCTTCGAAGCCGAGGCAGGCCGATGAGCGCCTTCGACTGGATGGACGAGGCGCTGTGCGCCCAGGCCGACCCCGACATCTTCCACCCCAGCACCAACGGCAGCTACAACGCCGCACGCAAGATCTGTGCGGACTGCCCCGTACGGACACAGTGCGAGACGCACGCTGACCGACTGGAGGGCGGCACGGGCCGCGAGAGCCGGCATGGCCTGTGGGCCGGTCACGCGCCGCCCGCTCGCGCCAAGCAGGCCGCCACCGATCAGGAAGGCGAGAGGGACCACGGGCGCAACGCCCTGATCCGCCGCCTGACGCAGCGCGGTGGCATGACGCCCGAGCAGATCGGCTCGGCGGCCGGATGCACCGTCCGCACCGTCCACCGCGTCCTGGCCCGGAGGACGGCGGCATGACCGCCACCTCGCGTCTGTGCGACGCGCTCGGCGACCATACCGGGCCGGTCCGGCTGTACGCCTGCGGCCGCCGGTGCTCGGCGCACGCGCCGTGGACTCTGGCCGGGCGCCCCGAGCCGCGGCCGGGGCCCGGTGCCCCGGCCGGCGCCTGGGCCACCCCGTCCCCGCAGTCCGCTTCCGCGCTCATCGACGCCCGCGCCATCGCCTCCGGCAAACGTCGCTCCAGTCCGCACACCTACCGAGCGGCCCAGGCCGCAGTCGTCAAGGCGACAACTGCCCGGTCAGGGCCAACCACTTCGCGTACGTCGGACGTGCCGACGACCTCCTGAAGGCATCCGACTACAAATCCTCCCCCTTCAACTCCGAGGAGATCACCATGGCCATCAAGACGAAGCCGACTGGCCCGCTGAACTACACCGCCCTCGCCGAGCATCTCGCGGCTGAGACTGGCACGAGCGTTGACACCGCCAAGGCGACGGTCACCGCACTGCTCGACATCGTCGCGCGGACCGTTGCTGACGGACACCCGGCACGCGCCGCCCGCAACCCGCAGACCGGCGAAACGATGCACCTGCCGGCCAGCCGCGCGGTCCGCTTCCGCGTCTCCCCCCGCCTCGCCGACATCATCCGCGCCGGGGACACCGCCGCGACCGTCCGCAAGCGGCCCAAGAGCGCCTGACGCGCCACTGCACCACCCGTACGGCCCCGGGGCGGGGTGACGCTCCGCCCTGGGGGATCAGATCCACCGCGCGTAGAGAGAAGGTCACGTGGCCGTCCGCCTGATCGTCGAGGTGCTTGCGGAAGCGCCCACGACGCTGACGCACAGAGAGAAGCTCCTTCTCGTTGCGCTGGCGGAGGATGCCAACGACGACACGCGCGTGACGTGGAACAGCATCGAGCATCCGAAGATCCTCCGGGGAGCGAAGCTCAGCCGCTCGCAGTTGTACGCGGTCATCAAGAGCCTGATCGCCAAAGGGGCGTTGACGAAGGTCACGGCTGGCCAGAAGAACGGGGCCGCCAAGTACAAGATCGCAGACTTCGCCGGGTCTCAGCGTCCCGGAATCCCTGACACTGACAGCCCGTCTCAGCGTCCCGATTCCCGGGACACTGAGGGCCCTCAGCGTCCCGGAACTCCTGACACTGAACCGCCTTCTCAGTGTCCCGAAAACCCTGACACTGACCCATCTCAGTGTCAGGAAATCCGGGACGTCAGTGTCCCGGAATCCGGGACGCCTACTCCTCTATACCCCTCCTCTACTACCCCCTCTAGCAAGCAAGAGGAGCTGCAGAGCCAGCCCGCCGACGTCACGTTCGGCATCCCGCCCGACGCCCGCCCCCTCGTCGACGGACTCACCGCCGCGGGCGTCACCGTCCGCTGGCCCTTCAAGGGCAACGGCTGGTTCCCCGTCCTCGCACTGATCAACAAAGTCGGCGTGCACGCCATGACCGACTACGCCGTCACCGTCGCCCAGCGCACGCGCGTCGAATCCGCGAAGTACTTCCTCAAGGGCTGGGCCGAGCTGGCCCCCCTTCCCACAGCCGACACCCCGCGGCCCACCCTGCGCGCCATCCCCGGCGGCGGCTGGCAGCCCTACCGCAACCCCGCAGACCCGTCCGTGTACGAGAACGGATTCTGACCATGCCCTACAAGATCGACAACGCGGCGCCCATGGCCCGACTGCGCGCCGGCCTTGCGCAGCGCGGCCTGTCCACTGTCCCATCGGGCCCCACCGACACCACGCCCCGCCCCGACGAACCGGGCCACCCCGAGTACCACCGCCGCATCCGCACCGAGTGGGCCCTCGCCCGCTGGGAGACCGCGACCCCGCCGCGCTACCGCCGCGCCGTCGCGGACCACCCAGCCGTCATCGCCTGGGCGGACCAGACAGCACAGACCCCCGAAGAAGCCACGGCCCTGCTGCTGACCGGCACCACCGGCACCGGCAAGACCCACCAGGCGTACGGCGCGCTTCGCCGCATAGCCGAGTCCGGCCCGCACCAGTACGAGGTCATCGCGACCACGGCGGCGGACATGTACGGCCTGCTCCGCCCCAACGGCAGCCCCCGAGGCCCGGAAGCCGAGCTACGTCGGCTATGCCGGGTGCCGCTGCTGCTCCTCGACGATCTCGGCTCAGCCAAGGCCACCGAGTGGACAGAGGAAGTCACCTACCGGCTGATCAACGAGCGGTACAACCGCTGTCTGCCGTCGATCTTCACGAGCAACCTGCCGCCCCGCGTGTCCTGCGACGAGTACGGGCAGCCCACCGGCCCGGACCTCGCCAGTGTGCTCGGCGAGCGAATCGTTTCTCGCGTCGCCGAGATGACGACCGTCGTCGCAATGACCGGCGCCGACCGGCGCCTGACCTCACGCCAGGAGGACCAGCCGTGACCCGTCGCACCCCCGGCGCCCCGATGCCCGACGTCGTACGCCACGCTCTGCGCGCCCGGCAGCACCCGGCCCGCGCCGTCCAGTGCCCCCACTGCGGCGCCCACCCGCACCGGCCGTGCACCACCATCTCCGGCCGCCGCCGTCTCCCCCAACCGCACCCGAAACGGATCGCGGCTTGGGCCCGCACCGTCGCCTGCTGCCCCACCTGCCAGGTCGAGCCCAGCATCCCCTGCCACCGCGACGGCCGCGAGCTCCCCGGCGGCAGCGTCCACGCCCGCCGGTACACGGAAGCCGAGACCGCGGCATGAGCGCGCTGGATCAGCTCTTCGTGGAAGAGCTGCCCACCGGCACGTTCGGCGACGCCCAGCCTCCGAAACCACGAACGGCGCCCCGGCCGAGGCGCCCGTGGCTGCCCGCCGAGCAGGCCGCGCACTACGCCGCCCTGGCCGCGGCCATCGGCGAACGCCACCTCACCGCCCTGCCCGCCCATGACGATCGGAGCGCCGCGTGAACTGCCTCGCCTGCACCCACCCCCTCGACGACCCCGGCCGCCTGTGCCCCGCCTGCACCCGCGGCCTCGATGAGCGGCTGGCCGACCTGCCCCGGCAGTACCTGCTGCTGGGCCTGGCCGAGAACCTGCAGCGACGCCGCACCGGCGACCGCGGGCCGGTCGCCGTCGTACGGGACGCCCCGATGCCGCTGTCGGAGGCGGCGCTGACGCTGCGCGCCGAGGGCGGCATCGTCACCATCCTCGAAGGGTGGCGCCGCCAGATGCAGGGCGCGCGCGGCTGGGGCCCGCCGGCAGAAGGCGGGCCGTACGCCCAGCGGGTGCGCTCCGCGGCCCGCAGTCTGCGCATGAGCCTGGAGTGGATCGCCGCCGAGTGGGACGACGCCGGCGAACTGGCGCACGAGGTCCGGGAACTGGCCGCGCAGTGCCGGGCGGTCACCGACCCGGCCGACCCGGCACAGCGCGCGCGGCTGCTGGGGTACTGCGTCGCGCCGTACGGGGACGGGTCGCCGTGCGGCGGCGAAGTGCGGCTGTCTCACGGCGAGAAGGTCGCTGAGTGCCGCTGGTGCGGGTGCACGTACCCGTCGGCGACGTGGCTGGTCCTGCGTACGGGACAGCCCGAGTTCGGTGATGCGGCGGGGACGGGAGAAGCCGCATGATGCCGCGAGGGGTTCTGTACGCCCCGCTGACGGCCGTACGGGTGATCCTCCGCCTCACCGGACATCAAGCGCGCCGTGAAGCCGCCGTACAGGCGGAGAGAGCCGCACGTCCCCGTCGCCCGGCCGAGACGGCGCCACTGTTCACCGCGTGCTGCGAACAGTGGTGGCTCACCCGAGGCCGCGCGCACGAACGCACCTGCCGGATCACCACCGAGGAGATCGACCGGTGAGCGCGTGCATCACCCTGCACTGTGATCAGCAGTGGCAGTACGGAACGTGCGCCACCGTCTTCCACACAGGTGCACGTGCGGTCGACGAAGCCCACACCGCCGGCGCACGCATCGGTTGGCGCGTCCTGCCCGACGGCCGCACGTACTGCCCTTCCTGCTCTGGCTACCGGCCGACCACTCCGCCTATTACACGCCTGTCCTCGACCAAGGGACCTGATCATGCTTGACCTGGCGGTCACTGCGGCCCTTCTCACCGCTGGCTACGCCCTCGGCCGCATCCGCCCATGGGACCGCCTCGACACCTGGGTCCGGCGCCGCCTCACCTTCGGCGGGACCTGGACCCGCACCCGCCGCGGGCGGCTCTTCATCCTCACCGCGCACGCCCTGGTGTACCCGGCAGCGACCGTCCACGCGTGGCGACACCGCCATGACCCACCGCCCGGTCGCAGCGCCCCGCTCACCTTCCGCACCGCCGACACGGAGGACACCGACCATGCCTGAACTCACCGACCAGCAGCGCGCCGAGCGGCGCGCCCAAGAGCGGCGTTGCCACCCTGGAGCTGGAACCCGCCCGCGAGCTGTTCCTCGCTCTCGTCGCGTCCATGCGGACCATGCTCGACGGGTACGGCGGGCAGAACTACCTCGAAACCGAGATCACCGCGCCGTCCCCGTCCGTCTCCCTCGACCTGCGCGACGGCCAGAACCCGGACGACGCATACACCGTCACCATCCAGCGCCGCACCCGCCCCACCCCGCACGAATTCCGGCAGCAGGCCGAAGCGGCACGTGACGAGATCCTGCGCATCGTCGCCGCCTGGTGCATCGAGGCCAACGACATAGGCGGCATCGATGCCGGAGACCTCGCCCAGCGCCTCGAAGAGGCCGGCCATCCCTTGCCCGAAAGCGACGACGCCTGATGCACCAGGTGCTCCTGCTCGGCGCGCTGATCTGGATTTCGACCAGCGTCCTCGTCACCCCACCCAACCGCCAGCGCCTCACCGGGCGGATCAAGAAACGGTTCCTCGATGACTGACCGTCCCCCGGCCCCACCTCTGCGCTGCAGGTGGTGCGGCCGTCTGCTCACCCCCAAGTGCACCGACTGGTGGGACGACCGACCGCAGTGCCGTAACAAGATCGCCTGCGATCAGCGCGCCCTGAGGGCACGGCCATGAGCACCCAGGCCGCACTCGGCGAGGGCCAGCCGATGACCCGCTGCGACGACTGCGGTCGCCCCCTGCGCCGCCCCTCACCCGACGGCCTCGGCCCCGTCTGCCGCCGCAAGCACGCCCCAAGCCGGCCCCGCCGCGGCAGCAGCACGTCCCTCCCCGCCGCCCAGCCCGGCCAACTCGCCATCCCCGTACAGCCGTCGTTCAGCGACTACGACCCCATCTGGACCTGGCCGCAGCCCAGCCGCCGACGGCGGCGCCCCATCACCACCATCCCCGGACCCGACACCTGGCCCCTCCCCGGAGGCACCGACCATGACCACTGACCCCACCCGCGAGATCGCCCGCGCCGTCGACCAGCTGATGACGCAGGTCAAACACATCGCTGACCACCTGACGCCGCCCGTCATCAACGTGTCGCCGGGCGCCGCCGTCGTCAGCGGACGTCCCGCCGACGCCCCTGCGACGCGGGACCGCTGCGACGTACTCGCGCAGACCGGCGCCCGCTGCACCAAGCAGAGTGGGCACTGGTCACCGATGCGCGACGAACCGCACCTCTTCGGGGCGCCGGACGACACCGCGATCCGCGACGCCCTGCTGGTGCTCCTGTCCCGTGCCGCCCGCGGCGTCCTCACCCCCGATGAGGGGCTGCTCCTTCGGCAGCACGTGGAGCACCTGCTCCGCGAACGCTGCGCCGAGGATGCACTCCGCCGCGCCGAGCAGGCCGAGGCGGAGCGCGACGGGGCGTACCGCGAGCGCGCGCAGTTGCTCGCCTGGCTCGCCACTGTGCACCCCGCTGTCCTCGCGCTGGCCTCCGACGTGGACGAGGCCGGGTGGCAGATCCTCTACCTCGACGCGCCGTGCGGCCAGCTCTCCTGGCACATCAGCCCACGCGACGCCGACCTCTTCCGGCACGTCGAGCATGTGCCCGCCGACGACCCGCGCGCCCAGTGGGACGGACACACCACCGACGAGAAGTACCAGCGCATACGCGGGGCTATCGAAACGCACCTCACCGCCCCGGCCGATGACACCACCCGAAAGAGCGCTGCCCTTGAGCCAACCGACCAGTGTTCTGCCCGTGGTACGGGTGACGGCGCGACCAGCCGAGAAGGAGGATGAGCGCATGACCCAGCCCCCGGAGAACGGCATCCACAAGACGCTGATCAACATCTGGCAGGAGGAGAGCGGCGGCTGGCTGAAGGCTGCCGTCGAGCGCGACCCAGGCCGCGGCCGGGCAGGGGCCGACAGCCGCTACGCGGCCGGCCGCCTCGCAGCCGGCACCGCCGCGGCCGTGCAGTGGGTGGAGCAGCGGTACGGACCCGAAGCCGCCGACGAGATAGCGACCCACATCAACGAGACGATGATCACCGCGATGAAGGGGCCGCTGGACTGGGCCCGCCTCAACCGGCGACTGCGCCCGCCTCAGAGCTAGCGGAACGAAACGCTGTGCCGGTGGCCTTCGCGCCACGGCCAACTCCGGCCTCCTCGACGAGCCCGGCCGGACCTCGGTCCCCGAAGGAGAGACCAGATGGCAAGAGCAACTGAACGCACGGCGGAGACGGTAGAGGTGGGAATCGCCCAGCGGCCGGGCACGGAGGCTCCGTGCGCGGACGGTGCCCACGTCCACCGACGGGACGACCGGGTGTGCGCGGCAGTCGTGGACGGGGCCGGCCACCGCCAGGAGGTGGTCGACTTCGCCCGGCACGCACCGTCCGTGATCACCCTCATGGGCATGGCCATGGGCGGGCTCGTCGGCCTGACCACCGCCGGGCGGATGACCGACGCATATGACCGCCCGCCGCACATGTCCGCCGTGTACGCCTCCATGGAACCGGGTCACGCCACGGGCATCCATTGGATCGGCGATTGCCGGGCGTACGGCTGGGACGGCGAGAAATTGACCCAGTGGAGTACGGACCAGACCATGGGCCAGTGGCTGCGCTGGAACGGTGGCGTCCCCATCGAGATCGCGGAGACCCAGGACAATTGGGCGAGGCTCGGGCTCGCGCAGGCGACAGAGATGACGTGCCGACAAGTTGAGATCCCCGAGGAGGCCCGGCTGGTGCTGCTCGTGTCGGACGGGATCTCGGACCAGGTGGACCAGGGGGACGCGGAGGAACTGTGCCGCGTCCACGGCACCGACCCGCAGGCCCTCGCGGACGCCCTGGTGGCCGCCGCTGAGGAGGACGAGGACGGCTACCGCGACGACGCCACCGTCGTCGCCCTGCTGCGACAGGCTGGTAGCCAGCCCGCGGCCGCGGAGGCCGGCCCCGTCGACAAAGAGCAGGGCTCCACGTCACCGGTCGATCGACTGACCAGGCAGCAGCGGCACTACGTCGCGTGCTTCGCGCAGTGTGCGTCCATGGAAGAGATCGCGGACAGGCGCGGCGTGTCCCGTGGCGCTGTACTGGAAGCGCGGCGGCAGATCATGAAACGCCTCGACCTCACGTCCCCTGAACAATTCGAGGCATTCACACAGCAATATGGTGACGAGGCGTGGGAGAAGATTTGCCACTAGGCGCCTGCCCAGGCGGTCTTCCATCTCACCACTGACCAGGCCCACATCGAAGTACGGCAAAGCCCCGCCCGGCGATCGGGTGGGGCTTTCTGCTGCGCTCAAGCCGCTACAACCGAAGGGAACACCCATGCCCATCATCGGTCCTGGCTACGACGACCCCGAATACGACAACTACGACCCCGCCTGGAAGCGCCAGAACACGCCGTTCCGGGCCTGGCTGTACGAGAAACTCACCGCCGCCCGCTTCCCCTGCGCCGCCGACATCGCCATCGGCTACGCGCCCGCCAACCGGTACCACGGACTCGACGACCTGGAGATGGGCACCATCGCCATGATCACCGGCGCCAGCTTCGACGAAGTCCGGACAGCCCACAAAGCAGACATCGCAGCATGGATGCGCGAACAGGAACTGCACGACCACCCGGATCTCGCGGTCGCTGACGCCGACCTCAACCGGATCGCCGAACGACACTGAGCAGCAACGAGCCCCCGCCCGGATCGCCGGGCGGAGGCTTCTGATGCGCTCAGGCAGCGAGGGCGGCATAGCGCGCGTTGCTGTGCCGGGCATCCCGTGCACCGACCTGCCGCTCCCACAGGCGGCACGTCCCCGTAACGAGCGCCTGAACGGCCCGCGGGTCCGCTGTCTCCCAGCTGGGGAACTGCGCCGCCCACTCCAGCGCCTCGCCCGCCGGGCAGTCGGCCTCCATCAGCCGCACCGTCGTGTACGCCACATCCACCCACGCCGGGCCGGCCGCGGGCATCGCCCAGTCCACCAGCCACCCCCGGCCCCCACCGACGAGAAGGTTGTGCGGGTTCGTGTCCGTGTGCAGCAGCGTGTCGCCGCTCAGCAGCTCCAGCTGTTCGGGCGGCAGCACGTCGGTGAACCGGTCCGCGAGGGACGGGACACCGGCGCGCTCGGGGGCCCGGACATCCTGAGCCGAGCGCAGCACGTCGGCCGCCAGTGCCAGGTCCGCCGAGCCGGCCGACAGGTCCGCGTGCTGGCCCTCGACGTATTCGAAGCCGAGCAGATCCCACCCCCCGGCTTCGACCTGCCACAGCAGCCGCGGGCCCACGCCGCGCACCGCCGCGTTCACCACGGCCTCCATCGCCTGACCGGCCCGACCGCGCGCGTCACCGACCGGGACGCCCTTCATGAACACCGGGCCGGCACCGGACGTGAGCACGGCCGCCGTACTGCACGTCAGACCGTCCGCGACATCCCGCACACCAGCCACAGGGCCCGTGTGCGCCTCCACTGCCGCCCACACCCCGGCCGGCAGCTCCCACCACCCGGTACGCGCCACCCCGACCCCCTTCGACGAGAAGAGGGGCCGCAGGCGCGACCCCTCACCAAGCTCAACGAGCAACCTACTGCTGTGTGGCGCCACATTTCCGGCACCGCTGCGCGCCACTCCACTGCACCCACTCGTGATCGCAGTCCGCCATGACGCACCCCTTCCTTCCAGCCCGACCGTGCCCTTGCAGAGACCGGCTGACGACGGCGCACGCGGAGCGCACAGGAGCGTCAGCCCGCAGGCGGTGACGCAGTTCCAGGTCCCCGGCCCAGACATGGGGGTACGGTCTTCGTGTCGCACCGCTCTGCACGGGAGGCCGCCGTGACATCGCCGCAGAAGGCCGAGCACCGGCCCGACTATCCGCCGAAGACTCCGCCACCACCGAAACGGCCGGTCGAGCCGCCGCGCCCCAACGAACCGAAGCACACGCCGACGTCCGCCGCCCGGCGCCGGGTGAGCATGGCCAACCGGCGAGGGGCGAACTGGCCGTTGGAGGCCCAGCCGTGGGCGCCGGCCGCTGCCCACAAGCGGGTCGTGAAGCAGCTCCGGCAATGGGGCTACCGGCCCAATGAGGAAGCCGTGGGGAACGTCGTCACCCTCATGGTCAAAGCCGCTGTCGGCGACGGCGGCCGACACGTCAGCCTCCACCTCGCCGACCAGAACCAGCAGGCACTCGTCCTCGTGCTCAGCCACCAACCCGGCCCCGCACCCGACGACACCTTCCTGCCCCGCCTCGCCGAACTCGGAGCCTCCAGCTGCGGCACCGACAGCGCCCCCGACGGCCGCCGCCTCTGGGCACTGCTGGACCTGTAGCCACCGCCGTACGCCCCCTCCCCGGCGCCCGCCGTACGCGGTACCGTCCCGCCGTGCGCTACGTCCACTACTGCGCGGCCTGCAACGCCCGTTCGCCCGAGCGCGCGACCGACTACGAGGCCATCGCCGACCGCGACCAGCACCGTCGGTGCGCCCACCACGGCCTCCGCCCCGTCGATCACATTGAGGAGATCCCGGGACCGCTGGCCATCGCCACCCGCGCCCTGCTCGGCGTCCTCTGGTCCGCGGCGCGCGCCGGTGGCCGGCACCTCGCCGCGTCGGACACCGCCCGCGAGATCCGACGTAGCGCGTACTGGCAGCAGGCCGTGCGCCTCCTCGCAATCGCCATACTCCTCTCATCCAACCTGCGCAACCTGACCTGATCAAGCAAGCTTGCTATACGTGGGAAGGTGCCTCAACCCGCCTCAAGGGAGGAGGTTTGCCTGACCTACGTCCCCGAAGCGGGGACTATGTACGGCATGAGAACGTGGAAGAAGCGCACGCTCGGGTGGGTGGGAGCCGGTGCGCTCGCTGCCCTGTTCGTGGCAACACTCGTCTGGGGACCTTGGGTCCTCGAAGGCGCGCACATACGCGATCCCCAACTTGCTCCGTCTGCGGGGATCATCATCACCGGCTTCCGCACCATGCTGGTGGCTAGCGCTGCTGGGGTCGTGGCCGCTCTGGGACTTTACTATACCCACCGAAACCATGCGATTACGCAGGAGCAACATCGCCTTGCTCAGAAACATTTCGAGCACACACAAGAGCAACATCACCTTGCCCAGAAACACTTTGAGCACACACAAGAGCAACACCGCCTCGCCCAGCAGCAGTTCGAGCACACCCAAGTGCAGTTTTCCCACACTCAACAGAAGGACAGAGAGCAGGCAGATCTCGCCCGGGAGACACAGCTCACCGAACGCTACATCGAAGCAAGTAAACTCCTCGCCTCGAGCAAGCAAACCGAGCGGCTATGCGGCATTTACGCATTCGAACGAATCATGCGCGACTCGGAAAAGGATTACGAAACAGTACTTGAGGTTTTCGCCGCTTTCATCCGGCAACACGCCAGACAAGAGGGCGTAGATCGCGACGAATCAAGTCGCCCACAAGAAGACATTAACGCAGCACTGACAGCGATATGTCGACGCCCCAACCGTGATACGGAAATTGCCATAGACCTCAGCCATGTCGACTTGCGAGGGGCTCGATTCCTGGGGCCCTTGAAGGACAACGCGGCCCCCGTGGCAGATTTGAGGGGCTTTAACCTTGAGCACGCATGGCTCCAGGGAGCGAAATTCCCGGGGGCTCTCTTGCGCAGGGCCAATCTCCAATACGCAAACCTGGCTGGCGCGCACCTCGTGCACTGCGATTTGAGTTCGGCGAGGCTTCGAGGCGCAAGCCTGGTCGGGGCAAATCTGATGATGGCGAACTTAGATGGCGCCTGGCTCAGGAACTGCCGCATGGAGAACACGACGCTGGGCGGAATAGGCAATTGGGGTAGCGGGGCGGCCAATCTGAAAAATGCCGACCTGTGGGAGGTTACAGGACTTCAAGTAGAGAATCTAACCTCTGCGCGCATTTATGAGTCAACCGTACTCCCTCTCGAGCTTGCCAAAGACGGCCTAGTGGTGTCCCGCATCGACTATTGCGAATCTATGGACTTGGCGCCTCAGGAGACGCCGGACTCGATCAGGGGAATGATATAACCCCTCTCGAAGGGAGAACTGGTAGAACAACTTCACCCGCCTAGCGGATGCGTGCCAGCAGCGCTCGCCGGAGCGCCGCCCCACAGATACCCACGCGCCCCGTCGAACGCAACCCGTGGGCGGCGCCTGGCACCTCCCTACCTCACGACTTGCCGTGCAAATCAGTCCGCTCCCCTTGTCGAGATTTTCGCTTTGCGAAATACGGGCGGGCGGCCCGCCAGTCGACCGCCTTGGACCGCCCCACCTGCACGACAGGCGGGAACTCCGGATCATCGCGACTCAACTGGCTCACACGCTGATGACTGATTGAGGCGACGACGCCTTCAGCCACAAGTCGCCGCGCCAGCTCGCGGAACGACACCATCTCAGGCCCTCCTCCGACGCCGTCGGCCATGGGCACCATCTTCCCTGACTTCATAGCCATATGGCTAGGAAGTCGCTACGCTCGATCGGGCAACGACAACGGCCCCGGCCGGCACTGCGAATGCCATATGGCCGGGGCCAGACCAACTCCTCAGCGACAAGGAGCGGTCCGCCATGGATCGTATCGCCCGACCTCCCACCCAGATCAGCCCCGCGCAGCACCCCACCCGCCGCCTCCTGGCCGCCGGAATCCTCGGCCGCCGCGGCGGCCGCACCGTCGCCACCATCCGCACCGCCGACGGCACCACCGGCCACATCACCCCGCGCCACCAGGCCGCGCCCCTTGCGCTGCTCCTCACTACGGCCGCCGATCGACTCGCCGCGCACAATCCCGACACGACCCTCACGCCCGAGCGGCTGCTCACCGAGGCTCACGTCACCGTGTGGGACTGGCACGGCACCTACACGGACACCGCGCCCGTACGCGCCGACCTCGACGCTCTCACCCGCGTCCTCGACGAGCAGCCCCTCGACGGCGCTACCCGGGGCGAGTACGCCACCCGCCTGCGCCTGACCGCGAAGGGGGTGACGCTGTGAACGCCGCGACCGCCGAGCAGCAGCTCGCCGCCGCCGTCCGCGAGCTGGAGGAGCTGCTCCCCCACGAGAACCTCCTCGCCGGGCAGATGCTCATCGCGCGCATCGTCTCCGTCACAGAGGAGCGCGCCGCCGCCCGCCCGGCCGAGCCGGGCCCGCTCGGTGCCCTCGCCTCCATGGCCCGCCACCTCGACGGCGCCCTTACCCACCCCGACATCTGGCCCACGGCTGGCATCGGCCTGCGCTGGGTCGCCAACCAGTACCTGCACACGGACCACGCCCACGTCACCCTCACCGCCCACATCACCGACACCGGCGAGGCAGGTGAACGGTCGTGACCACCATCGCCGAGCAGCGCACTGACGCCTCTCAGTCCCGACAGATGCGCCACGCCCTGACAGCTCTGGCCAAGGTTTCGCCGGGCCAGCGCCGCAGGATCCGGGAGGCGGCGGAGGAGTACCTGTCGCAGGTCGAGTACCGGCGGCTGCCCGCGGGATACAAGCGGCCGCTCATTGACGAGCGCGTGAACCGCGCCGACGCCTTCAAGCTGCGCCGCGGAAACCTGCTCGCCCGACTGCTGGGCATCAGCTGCCGCCCCGACGACGAGGACCTGCCCGACACCGCCCGCGCCGTGATCGCCGCCTGCGAGGCGCCGGTCACCGCTCTGACCGAGGCCGCGCAGAGCAGCGGCGATCCGGTCGGCGTCGCGGTTGCATACGTCGTCGCTGGCACTTTCGCCGCCTCGCATCTGGCGCACTGACCCACCCCGCCGGCCGGGCCCACCGCCCCGAGCAACGGGCCCGGCCTCATCCCGGAGACACCGTGGACCTCACCGACGAGGCGACCCGGTGGGCGTACGCCAACCCGTACCCCGCCGCCATCGCCACCGCCACCATCACCGCCGCGTTGGCCGTCGCCGCCTGGCGCGTCGGCCGTGCGCTGAGCGCCATGAACCGGCCGCCGGCCGCAGTCCTCATCGCGTCTTTCGCCGCTGCGGCCTGCACCGCCTACAGCGCCGATACATCATGGCGCTTCGCCGCGCACCGACTCGGCATGACCGACCACAGCGAGCGCCTCGCGATGTTCGCCGCGGCCGAGATCGCGCTGCTCGCCTGCGGCCTCCTCGCCCGCGCCAACAAGAAGGCCACCGCGGCCGCCGACGGCACCGCGGGCACGCCGGGCGTGCCCGGTGCCCTGGTCTGGGTCATCACCGGCGTGCAGATCATCCCCGCGTACGCCGAGTCCGGCGTCGTCGGCGGCACCGTCCGCGCCGTCATCGGCCCCGTGCTCGCCGGCCTGCTCTGGCACCAGGCCATGGGCCTGGAGCTGCGAATCATCCGGCCTGGGGCTCTGTCCACTGGCCTGCCCGCGCAGATCGCCCGCGCGCTGCGCGAGCGGCTGCTGTCCCGGCTCGGTCTCGCCGTGCGCGACCGTACCGCCGAACAGATCAGCCGCGACCGCGCCTTGTCCCGCGCCGTACGGCTCGGTTCTCGCCGCCGACTGCGCGGCTGGGGCAGCCGCCGCCTCGCCGCCGCCGTCGCCCGCGCGCACGTCGCCACCGACCCGGTCCAGCGCCAGCGGCTCATGCTCGAACTCGCCGCCCGGCGCGGCGCCACGGAACTGAACACCATCGCGCTTCCGTCCGCCTGGGACCCGCCGCAACCGCCCGCGCAGCCGCGCACCCCGGTGGCCCTGGCCCGCCAGCAGCTCACCGAGATGCACCCGCTCGACGCCGTCCGGCGGGTGCACGCCGCGCATCCGGATGCGCATCCCGCCGCGCTCGCCAGCCTTCTGACCGAGCACGGTGTCGTGGTCTCCGAGCAGCAGGTGCGCGTCGCCATCGGTGCCGGCAATCCGCCCGCCGCACCCCGCCCGGATGCGCCTGCGGCCGCCGCCGAGCTGCCCGGCGCGCTCGTCCTCGACATCACCACCGAGCCCGAGGTGCACCCCGAGGTACGCGCCCCCGCATTCGCCATCGCCGCAGACCAGCGGCGAGATGCGGTCCACGCCCGCATCCCCGAGTGCGCATCTGATACCGGCCGTACGCACGGCGACGAGGCAGGGCCGGACGCCCCCGACACCGGCCAGCCGGAGCCGTCGGCGGGGCGGAGCGGCGGCGACCCGGATGAGCTTCCCGCCGACCTCATCGAGCGCGCCCGCGCACTCGGCCGTCCCGCATCCCTGCGCACCCTCCAGCGCGAACTCCGCATCGGCCAGGTCAAGGCCCAGCGGCTCCAAGACCTCACCCGGGAGGGCTGAGATGCACTCGCTCGCTGTGATCGCGTACGGCTCCCTGACGCTGCTCGCCGCACTCGGCCTCGCCGCCGTCGGCCGCCGCGAGCCGCACCCCGTGCTGCTGCCTGTCGTACGCACGACCGCCCTCATCGTCTGCGTGGCCGCTGTTGCCGCCGCTCTCTTCCGCCTCTGAGGACGCCATGACCAACAACCAGAAGCCGACCGGGCCGATAACGCCGACTCGGATCATCCCGGCCGGGCAGCCGTGGCCCCCGTTTCAGCGGCCGTCCGCTGCCCCTGCGGCGCCGCCCGTACCGCCTGCTCCGCCCGCGCCCCCGGTCTCGCCCCCCGTCCCGCCCGGTGGCGGAGGGATGACGCCCTGGCTGCCGCCGCAGCCGCCGGCCCCGTGGAACGGCCCGCCGCAGATCGACCTGTACGTCACGGTCCAGCCCCCGGTGCCGGTAGAGCCGGACCTGCGGTGGTGGCAGCGCCTCGCGCGGGCCGTCCCCTACCGGGTGTCGCCGCTGGTCGCGGTAACCGCCGTGGCAGCCGCGAGCATCCCGCTGCCGGGCGTCGGCTACGGCGTCGGCCGGATCTGGGGATCGCTGCTGGACCAGCTCGGCACGGGAGTCCACTACGCGGCGTCCCACGTCGCGGCGGCCGTCGTCATGGGCGTGGTGGCCGCGCGCATCCACCGGCCCTGCCGCCTGCGGACCAACCTCGCCGGCGACCTTGTCCGGCGCCTCACCTGGCTCGACGCCTTCGGCGTGGCCGTCACCGTCATCGGCGGCACCTGGGGCGTCCTCTGGCCCGATCTCGTCGCCGCAACCACAGGAGTCCGCGGATGAACGCCGGAATGACCATCGCCGGAGCCGTCGTCTCCGTCGCGATCCTGATCATCAACGTCCGCTCCTGGTGGAAGGGTAACCGCGAGTTGAAGGCCGCGGTCCCGTTCGGCGGCGGACTGATCACCGGCGCCGCCTGGACGATGTGCGTCGGCGGCTTGTTCGGCTGGTTCGCAACGCAGGCCGTCGAGGCGAGCAACAAGGTCGGCGACAAGGCCGTCAGCGCCGCGACCGGCGCGAAAGGCGGCGGCGGCCTCGCTCAGGGGACCATCGGAACGCTCACCTACCCCGGCGCCTGCACGGTCCTGATCGCCGCGGCGATCGGCGTGATCATCTGGAAGGCCGCGGGCAAGGCCGACAAGAAGAGAATGCTCGGCGGCGTGTTCGCCGGAGCGACACTCTGCGCCACGGCCGGGTTCGCCCAGCTCATGCAGTGGGTGCCGGACCTGTACAACTCGGTGGGCGACGCCGGGGTGGCCGTCCTCAACGGGTCGGTGTCCCTGTGAGCGCGGAGAAGGTCGGCGCTCTCGCCGACCGCGCCGACGAGCTGAAGACCAAGGCCGCGCAAGCGGAAGAGAAGGCGAAGCAGGTCAACGCCTGGGCGGTCCGCCTGATGAGCACGCTGGGGGAGGGGTCCAGCCTCCTCGGCAAGCGCCTCGCCGACCGGCTCAAGGGCTGGTGCCTGGAAGCCCACCGCTCCGACCTCAAGGGCCTGTCGGCCGACCTCGGGATCTACGTGCGCGGCGCGCTGCTCCTCGGTGCCGGGGCCGGTCTGTGCTGGCTGGTCTACCGGCACAACGCCCTGATGTGGCCGCTGGCCGTCGGGTGGTCGCTCGCGGCTCTCCGCGCCAAGGTCAGCGCCGACAAGGCGAAGGCCGCCAAGGAGGCCCCGGCCGACGGCGGGCCGGAGGACGCTGGCAAGCGCGTTGCGGGCCCCTCCCCGGAGGCGTTCGTCCACCTCCTCCACGACCTCGTGGAGACCTGCTCCGAGGGAGGCAAGGTGACCCCCGGACTGCACCACGCTCAGGTGGTCGCCGAGCTGTCCTCCCGCTACCCCGGCCGGGCCTGGACGCCGGCCGACTCCCGGGCCCTGTGCGAGGCCGCGGGTGTGCCCCTGTCCCGGGCCACCCGGGCCACCGGCCCGGGGGCCGCCCGGGGGGTGTCCACCGGGGTCCGTACTCAGGACCTCCCAGCCCGCCCGCCGCACCCCTCCCCTGGCCCCTCTCCGGAAGGGGGCCCAGGGCCCGGCGTTGCTGTTGTTTCCGCAGGTCAGATCCAGCAACAGGGCCAGCAACAACAACAGCAACAGCCGCCGAACAACACGTTCGCCTTCGTCCAGGACGAGGAGAACCCCGCGCGCTGGCACGTCGCCTGAGGCTGCCTGTCCGCCCCGAGCCGGTCGGCCGGGGCGGGCGGGGAGCAGTCAGGCGACTGCCCCACAACAGCGCGGAGCGGACCGCATCTGCTTGGCGGTAGGGCGGCCCGCTCCGCTCCCATCTCGCAGGAGACAGGAGCACCATCATGGCACTGCCCTCCATGCCCACCCGCGACCCCGGGCGCCCCGGCGAGCGGCCCGAGGACGTTCGCGAGTACGCGAGCAGTACCGGCGGCTGGACCACCAACCCGAACGAGAAGCCGGTCCCTGGCACTCCGCAGGAAACCCGGCGATGAGTGAGAAGCCGTGCCCCGGCTGCGGCGAATCCAACGAAAGCGGCGCCTGCAAGCGCTGCGGTCTGCCCGTGCCCGTGGTCGTCGTGCCTGTTCCCGTGCTCGTACACGGAGGTCAGCGGCCGTGACCCGCAGCGTGCAGCCGACGCCTGCCAAGCAACCCGGCCGCCCCGGCCCCGTCCCGACCAGGAGACGAGAGGAACGCCATCATGGCACTGCCCAAGATTCCGACCTGCGCCCCGGGCCGGCCAGGCGAGCGCCCCGAGAACATCCGCGAGGACACCAGCAGCACCGGCGGCTGGACTAGAACCGTCAGCTAGTCGTCTAGTAACGACGCAGGTAGCCAATAGTGCGGAGCGCTAATTAAACACCGTTGTTAACAGGCAGTGCAGCGCACTGCCGAGTGCGCTACGGTGGAGTTTAGAACTTAGTTGGCAACTAAGTTGACAACTAATGAGTCCGGCCCCGGCGGCTACCGGAGCCGGACTCTACGAGCCCGGCCGTGCATCATGCGGCCGGGCTCACTGCTTCAGTGAGGCGATCGGCCTGTACGTCCGTGCTCGGAGTGGGACTTTACTGCAGGTGCTGCCCCACATTTGCGGCGATCTCCGCGAGCAGAGCCAGGACCCCGATTGCTACCTGCCACCGCTCAGGGCCGGTCCAACGCCTGTGACGCTTGCCCAGTTTGGGTTTCACCACTGCTCTCCCCTCGCTCCTCCAACAGGCCCTGGAGGACAGGGCCTCCGCCGGGATAGGCGGAGCTGGAGGGAGGAGCTGGCTTGAGCAGACTCAGCGTACGCCAACGGCTGCGTGCACGGCGGAGGTTCGCTCGTCCGAGCTCAAGAGGCTTCGCGAAGGACCGTGCACGGCATGTGCCGCAACTAGCCCAGGTGGTGCTCCCGTTGGACGGGTAGCTGCCACGTCCAGTCAGCGAGACCCGATCCGCCGCGCGACGCAAGCCTGTTGCTCGTACTCGATACATGCTTTACTTGAGAGCATGTCCACCATCAGGCTCACCAAGTCGACCATGGCGGTCCTAGGGGTGCTCCTCAACGCGCAACCAGACGAGCCCGCATGGGGTTTGCGGATCTGTCGGGACGCTGACCTCGGACCCGGCACCGTATACCCGATCCTCGATCGCCTTCTAGAACGGGGCTGGCTCAGGAGCTGGGACGAAACTGATACGCACCCGGGACGTCCAGCTAGACGATTCTATGAGTTCACAGGGGCTGGGCGCGCTCAGACACTGGAAGCGCTGGAAGCCCGCAGCGTGCGCCGGGCGCGGTTCGGCCTTAACCTCGCAGGCGGTGGGTCGTGACCCTTCACAATCCCACGCCTGGACCAAGCTTCCTGCAGGGGCGGCTGGCCGCCCTCCTCGACGGTGAACTGGGTCGTGATGCCCGTGAACGCGTACTTGCACACCTCGAAGACTGTGTGACCTGCAATCCTGATCGCCTCTGGCAGGTCTTTGATGGAGGGCTGATCGGCTTGCCAGAGCCCCTCGATCAACGTCGGCGCGAGTTGGACGTGACGTCACTTACCGATGGGTCCATCACAGCCCTCGGTAGCGAGCAGCAGTACCGAGAGCCGCAGGCAGAACGATGCGCCTCTTTGGCGGCCAGAATCGCGGGGGAACGACGCAACCTGCGTACGGCTTGGTTGTCTGACCTCAATGGCGACTTGGAAGCAGGCATATCTCTAACGCCTTGGCAGCAGCGCCGGTACGGGCTGGGAGTGCTCGTTGCCGCTGTTCGATGTCGGCTTCGAGACGGCCTCGGGCGCCTGTGGCGCCCTGTCGATTGGGTATTGGCGTCACGCAGCCGCCGGGAGGCAGTCATCGGCGCACCCCCTGCATCGCTTGTGATCTACATTGCGTGGCAGGACGGCGTGCACACACTCCTAACCGAAGGATGGGGCTGGGTCGGTGGCTGTGGTGTGGCGACTTTCGCCTTTGTGCGCTGGCTCGAAAGGGTCCGAGGAATCGAGCTGGCTGACAGATCGTCGACCGACGACGAATAAGAATCCCAACATGAAGGAGGCGTGTAGCGGCTGCGGCTGACCCTACGTCCCAGCTTCGCGCATCGTCGTCAAGCATGATGGACGACATGCAGCAGCTCGTGATCGTCGACATCTACGCCGCCGCCGCGCACAGCGGCGTCAAACCGGGCACTCTCCGCCAGCGCCTTCGCCGAGGCGCGCTCACCCACCACGGTTACGACCGCCACGGCCGCGCCCTCGTCGACCTGACCGAACTCACCACCGCCCCGAACAACGAGCAGCACACTGACGCTGCTTGACCACCGCCCCGACCTGCTGTAACACTGAGGGCGCGTTCAGCGTGTCCGCATACCGCTGACAACCAGGCCCCAGCCGCAACGGTGGGGCCTTCGTCGTTGCAGCTCACGCTACGCGGAAGATCAACAGAACCATCGGGCGAGCGTGAGCCGCCAGCGCAGCCGCCTCGACCCGATCCAGATGCCACCCCCCGCTCTCCACCTGCTCGATCACGTCCGACAGATCAGGTGCAGCGCCTGCCCGCGCACTCTCCAACTCCACCACCACCGAGTACACGCGGCCGCCTCTCGCCCGCCGATCAGCCGCCTCCGACGCTGCCTGCCCTGCCGCTCGCGCACCGGACCGCATAGCCCCTCCTCCGCCTCGCTGAGGCGATCACCGTACGAGAGGAGGCAGGCCATGCCCAGACGTACGGCCTGGCGAGTGTGCTCCGTCCCCGGCTGCCCCGAGTACACCGACCAGGGCGGACGATGCGACGGCCACCGGCAGGAAGCCGAGCAGCGGCGCGGCACCGCACGGCAACGCGGTTACGGGCGCGAGCACGAGCGCCGCTTCCGCCCCGCCGTCCTCGCCCGCGATCCCGTGTGTGTGCTCTGCGACCAAGCCCCGAGCGCGCATGCCGACCACCACCCGCTGTCCCGCCGCGAGCTGCTCGAGCGCGGCCTCGACCCCGACGATCCCCGGTACGGGCGTGGCCTGTGCGGCCCCTGCCACAGCAGCCAGACCGCACAGCACCAGCCGGGAGGGTGGAACCAGTGAGGATCACCGTGGTCAACGGCGAGCGACAGGTCGCCATCCACATCAAGGGCAAGGGGGCCAAGGCACTGGCCCGAGCCGAGGCCGCCGCGGCCCGGCTGCTCGCCGTCGGGCCTGAGCCCGAGGAGCGGCCGGCCTTCGGCTACTCCGTCACCTCCGACCACGAGGCAGGTGAAGACACATGAGCGTGGTGCTCGCCCTCTATCGCACCGATGACCTTCACGAGCATCGCGAGGCACTGTGCGAGTGGCTCAAGGCCAACGACGTCGCCCCCCACACCGTGGCCCTGCGCTGGATCAGCGTCGAGGCCGACGGCAACCAGCGCAGCATCCGGTACCGCGCCTTCCACACCACCCCCACCGGCAACCGACTCGTGGACCCCGACGATCCCGCCCAGGCGTGGACCGAGGTGCGCACCGCTCCACTCCGAACCGACCTCCCCAAGATCGGTCACGGGCTGTGACAGACCCTGGGGGGTGACCCCATGATCATGATCCACGCCGGACCGCCGGGGAGGTCGCTCGCAGTGCGTACGGGTCTGGCGATCCCCGACGATCATGGTCCGTTGACTCTCAGTAGCTGCCGACGGTCGCAACGACGGTCGGCTTGATGCCGCAACGGCATACGGCAAGAGGTGATCCCTATGGCAGGCACCGGCCCCCTCCCCAAGGACCCGTCCCAGCGGCGCCGGCGCAATGCCGACCCGGTCGCGGGGACCGTGCTCCCGGCGGGCGGACCCGGCGGGCCGACTCCGGAGCTTCCGGGCGGCCACGACTACGACACCCGCACCCTGGCCTGGTACGAGACGTGGCGCGGCAGCCCGCAGGCCGCGACGTTCCTCGCTACGGACTGGCAGCGGCTGCACATGCTGGCCCAGCTGGTCGAGCAGTACTGGCAGGAGCCGAAGAAGGAACTGCTCTCCGAAATCCGCCTGAACGAAGCCGCCCTGGGCGGCACGGCGGCGGACCGGGTCCGGCTGCGCTGGACCGTCGCTGAGGAGGAGCCCGCCGACCAGCGGCGGCCGACCGCCAAGAAACAGGCGGCGACTTCCCGGCGGGACCGGGTACTGCGGGTGGTCGATGGCCAGGCGGAGAACTGACCCGGCCCCGGACCGGTTCGTCTCCCTGGGCTTCACCGCGATCGAGTGGATCGAGACCTACCTGTGCCACGGTCCCGGTGACATCCAGGGCGAGCCCCTGGTCATCGATGACGAGATGGCCGCGTTCATCGTCCGGGCCTACCGGCTCGACGCCGTCACCGGCCGCCGCCGCGTCAACCGCGCCTTCCTGTCCCGGCCCAAGGGCCGCGCGAAGTCCGAACTGGCCGGCGCCCTGGTGTGCTTCGAAGCGCTGGGCCCCTGCCGCTTCGACGGCTGGGACGCCGAGGGCGAACCGGTCGGCCGGCCGATGGTCTACCCGTTCATCCGGTGCCTGGCGACCGAGGAGAACCAGGCCGGCAACACCTACGACAACGTCACGGTGATGCTCGACCACCTCAGCGAGCACTTCGGCGACGAGTTCCCGGGCCTGGACCTGGGGCGCAGCGCTCAGACCTCCAGCCGCGTCTACATCGAGGGCGGCGGGGAGATCGTCCCGTCGACGTCGTCGGGCGCGGCAAAGGACGGCGGAAAGGAAAGTTTCGCCGTCTTCGACGAGACGCACCTGTACGTGCTGCCGGAGACCCGGGCCATGCACAAGACGGTGCGCCGCAACCTGGTCAAGCGGAAGAGCGCCGAGCCGTGGGGGCTGGAGACGTCCACGATGTACGCGGTCGGCGAGAACAGTGTGGCGGAGGCCACCCACGAGTACGCCAAGGCCGTGAAGGCCGGCCGGACGCGGGACGGCGGGCTGCTGTTCGACCACCGCGAGGCGCCGCACGTGGAAGACCTGCACGACGACGCGCAGCTGATGCCCGCGCTGAAGCACGTCTACGGCGATGCGGCCGGCTGGATGGACCTGGAGCGCATCGCCGCGGACATCCGGGAGCCGGACACCGACCCGGCCGACGCGCGCAGGTACTTTCTCAACCAGCCCGGCACCGCCTCCGCGCGCGCCTTCGACAAGGGCCGCTGGGCCGAGCTGGCCCGGCCCGACTTCGTGGCGCCGGACGGGGATGCGATCACGGTCGGGTTCGACGGGGCCCGCTGGCGGGACGCAACGGGGCTGGTGGCGACGCACCTGGAGACCGGGCACCAGTGGCCACTGGGGCTCTGGGAGGCGCCCCCGAACAAGAGAGAGGCGGAGCAGTGGGAGGCGCCGGAGCGGGAGGTGACCGACAGGCTCGCGAACGCCTTCAGCACCTGGCGCGTGGTGCGCGTGTACGCGGACCCGCCCTGGTGGGAGGAGACCATCGCGGCCTGGCAAGGGCGGTGGGGCGAGAAGGTCATCACCGAGTGGTGGACCCACCGCGACCGGGCGATGGCCTTCGCGCTGCGCGCCTACAAGACCGCTCAGACGGCCGGGGAGCTGTCGCACGACGGCCATGAGGGGTTCGCCCGGCACATCGCCCAGGCCGTCAAACGCGACGCCCGTGCCCGGGATGACCAGGGCAAGCCGATGTGGACCATTCAGAAGGACCGGCACGACTCGCCCCGGAAGATCGACGCCGCCATGGCGGGCTGTCTGTCCTGGGAGGCCCGGCGGGACGCCATCGCGGCGGGCCAGGGCCGGCCCCGCAAGAAGTCCAAGATGATCGTGATGCGGTAGGGGGTGAGTGCGGTGCGCACCGAGTTGCAGTGGCTCACCCACCTCATCAGGTGCCACGAGAAGCAGCGCCCTGAACTCCAGAAACTGAACGACTACTACGAGGGGCGCCAGAAACTCAGCTACATGGCCCCCGAACTGCTGGCAGAACTGGAGGAGACCGTTCGCCAGGTCGTCATCAACTGGCCGCGGCTGGTAGTGGACTCGGTCGAGGAACGGCTCGATCTGGAGGGCTTTCGCTTTCCGGGCCAGCCAGCTGCAGATGAGGAGCTGTGGCGCATCTGGCAGGCCAATGACCTCGATGAACAGTCTCAGCAGGGGCATCTGGACGCGCTCACCATGCGGCGGGCGTACGTGGTCGTGGGGACGAACGAGCGGGACCCGTCCACGCCGCTGGTCACAGTCGAGTCGGCCCTCGATATGTATGGGGAACACGATCCGCGGACGCGGCGGCTGCGGGCTGCCGTAAAGCGCTGGCAGGACGAGGACGCGGACGGCCAGAAGGTCGAGCACGCCGCGTTGTACCTGCCGGACGCGACGAGTTGGTGGGTCAAGGACAAGACGGGCGTTTGGGGAGAGGATCCGGAGCACGAGCGGGACGACCATGAGCTGGGTGAGGTGCCGGTCGAAGTACTGGCGAACCGGGCTCGGCTGAAGAATCCCGACGGGGTCAGCGAGTTGCAGGACGTCATTCCTCTGTCGGATGCCGCCTGCAAGATCGCCACGGACATGATGGTCAGCGCCGAATACCACGCGACTCCGCGGAGGGTCGCCTTCGGATTCGGCGAAGAGGACTTCGTCGACGAGCAGGGCCGGAAAGTCAGTGCGTTCAGCCGGATCATCGGCCGCATCTGGGCCACCGAGCGGAACAGGAAGGAGGACGGTGCGGATGTCGTCCAGTTCCCGGAGGCCGCGCTGTCGAACTTCCACCAGACGATCACAGCGCTGGCCACGCTGGTCGCCTCACTGGCCGGCCTCCCGCCGCACTTCCTCGGTCATGCGACCGACAATCCGGCGAGCGCGGACGGCATTCGCTCGTCCGAGGCACGGTTGGTGAAGCGGTGCGAGCGTAAGCAGCGCTCGCACGGCGGCACATGGGAGCGCGTGATGCGTCTGGTGCTGCGTATCAGGGACGGCGAGTGGAACGACGAGGCCCGGTCCTTGGAGACGCTGTGGCGCGACGCCTCGACGCCCACGGTGGCGCAGAAGGCCGACGCCGCGGTCAAGCTGTACACGGCAAAGATCGTGCCGCTACGGCAGACCCGGGAGGACATGGGGTACACCCAGGCACAGATCGAGCGCATGGAGGAGCAGGACCGCCAGGCGGCCGACGATGCGCTGCAGCGGGTGATCGCCGGGGACTTCGCGGCCCTGGAGGCCGGCCCGAAGCCGCCATCGGTCGACGAGACCGAGCCCGAGCCTGAACCGGCGGCTGCCTAATGGCCGCGCAGGATGTCCAGTCCCTCAGTGCGGAGGACCTGGCGCAGGCGTATTACGTCGCGCAGGCCCGGCACGCCCGCCGTACCGCGGACCGGGTGCAGGAGCTGTGGGGCGAGCTGGACCGGCGGAACCTGACCGGGTCGTGGCAGTCGCTGGTCGGCCCGGCGGTGGTGCGGGCAGTGGCCGAGGGGCAGGTCGCCGCGGCGGCGGGTGCGGACGCGTACGTGGACGCGGTCGCCACGGTCGACGGCGAGCGCTCCCAGCGGGTGGGCCGTACGTGGGGGCCGGCGTTCGCCGGTCAGGCTGCGGACGGCCGGTCGCTGGAGTCGCTGCTGTACCTGCCGGTGATCAGCAGCAAGCAGGCTCTGGCCGCAGGCGTCCGGGACGTCGAGGCGATGCTCGTCGGGCTCAAGCAGTTGCTGCGGATGGCTGCGAGCGAGGTCGCCGACGTCGGCCGTAGCGCCACCGGCGCCTCGATGGTTGGGCAACGGCTAATCAACGGCTATGTGCGCGTGGTGAACCCGCCCGCGTGCGCACGCTGCATCATCTTGGCGGGCAAGCAGTACGGCTGGAACGCCGGGTTTCAGCGGCATCCGCGCTGTGACTGCGTGCACATGCCGACGCGGCTGGTGGCCCGCGGCCGGCACCGGCCGGGCGCCTTCGACTCCCGCGCCTACTTCCGCTCGCTGTCCCGGGCCGAGCAGGACCGGATCTTTACCGCGGCGGGCGCGACGGCGATCCGGGACGGCGCGAGCATCAGCAGCGTCGTCAACGCCCGCCGCGGCATGACCACGATCGCGGGGCAGGCGGGGCGTCGGCCCCGGGCGACGTATGCGGGCACCACCCGGCGCTCCTTGTACTTCCAGATGGAGCGGGCCCGAGCCTACCGCGCGGGCACCGCTGATCCGCGGTATCCCCGGCGCTTTCGTCTGCAGGGGCCGCGGCTCCTGCCGGAGCAGATCTATCGGGTGGCTCGCTCGCGCGACGAGGCGATCGAGCTGCTGCGGCGCTACGGCTACATGGGCTGGAGCGTCTGACCCGCGGGCCCGGGCCCGCCTTCGACCTGGCCGCGCGCAAGGCGCGGCCACGATCCCGCAACGGGAGAACACATGAAGCACACCCGTACCGGCTGGTTCCGGCTGGACCGGCATGACGACCCCGAGCCCGATCCGAAGACGGGCCCGGAGCCGCAGGACGGTACCGATTCCGAGGAGTCGGACCCGGCTGGAGAGCCCGAGGACGATCCGGACCCGGACGGCGCCGACCAGCTCGGCGACGCCGGGAAGAAGGCCCTGGCCCGGATGAAGGCGGAAAAGATCGCGGCGAAGAAGGAAGCCGCCGACGCCAAGAAGGCCGCGGCCGCCGCACAGCGCAAGGTCCAGGAGTTCGAGGACCGGGACAAGTCCGAGCTGGAGAAGGCCAACACGAAGGCCGAACAGCTGGCGGAACTGGCACGCAAGGCCACCAAGCGGGCCGTGCTCGCCGAGGTGAAGGCCGCGGCATCCGACTTCGCCGACCCGGAGGACGCCGCGGTATATCTGGACCCGGCCGCCTACACCGACGACGACGGCGATATCGACACGGCCGCCATCGCCGCGGACCTCGAAGCGCTGCTGGAGCGCAAGCCGCACCTGCGACGCCCGGCTGCCGAGCCTGAGAAGAAGACGCCGAAACCCGACCCGGCTCAGGGCTCGCGCCAGGCCGCGCCGGCCACCGATTTCCGAACCGCCGACCGGGCCGAGCTTGAAGCTGAACTGGCCAAGAGCGTGCCGGGCTTCCGTCTGCGCACGTGATCCATGTCCGCGCCCGCCTGGGCGACGGCCGCACTGTGATCGAGGTGGACGGTCACGAGGAGCATGCGGAGAACGGCCGGGTCTGCGCCGCCGTGTCGGCCATCACCCACACCGCGCTGCTGGGCCTGGAACAGATCGCCCGGCAGCACCCGGACCTCGTGTCCGTCGACATCACACAGGAGTGACCATGACCCTGACCGCTGTGCGGCCGTGGTTCCGGCTGGACCGGCACGACATCCGCGGCACCATCCCGGCCGCCATCCGCGCCATGATGCAGAACGGCCTGCTGGACCGCGTGTTCCAGGAGGCGCTCAAGCCGGAGTTCATCTTCCCGGCCATCGCCGACAACGAGCCCTGGCAGGGCGGCCTCGGCGACACGAAGATCATGACGCGCAAGGGGCTGCTGACGCCGTCCACGACGCCGATCACCGGCAACGACACCTCGCCTGCAACGTACGGCATCGAGCAGTGGTCGGTGACGATGGACCAGTACGGCCTTGCCGTCGACACCAACATGCTCACGTCGAAGATGGCGCTCGCGTCGAAATTCTTGGCCGACGTGCAGACGCTGGGCATCAACGCCGGGCAGTCGCTCAACCAGATCGCCCGCAACAAGCTGTACGCGGCCTACTCGGGCGGCCGGACCTGGGTCACCACCGCCGGGGCCTCCGACACCTCCATGGTCGTCAACTCGGTAGCAGGGTTCACGCACGTCATGGTCAACGGCGTGCTCACCGCTGTGTCTGCGGCCGCCCCGCTGGCCGTCACGATCGAAGGCACGCCCAACACCGTGACCGGCGTCAACACGGCGACCAACACGCTGACGCTCGGTACCGCGCGCGCCGACACCGCGGGCGACTACATCGTGGCGGCGAACGCGCCGACCACGATCCGCCCGACCGGCGACACCGCCTACGACCTCACCACCTCGAACATCGCCACCTTCGCGATGTTCAGGGCCGCCGTGACGCGCCTGCGAAAGATGAACGTGCCCACGGTCAACGGGTACTACATCGCCCACATCGACCCTGACACCGAGGCCCAGCTCTTCAGCGACCCGGACTTCAAGCAGGCGCTGCAGGGCCGCGTCGACAGCCCCGTCTACACCGACCTGTCGATCGGGCGATTCGGCGGCATCGACTGGGTCCGCAACAACGAATGCCCCACCATCGCTGGCGGCTCGACCGGGACTGTGCCCGTCCACCGGCCGATCGTTCTCGGCGCTGGCGCGCTGATCTCCGCGCCGTTCGACGGGATGGCCGACCTGCTCGGCGAGAGCAGCGTGGGAGACGTGCCGGACATCGCCATGGTCGACGTCGCTCCGACCGTGCAGGTGGCCCGGATCGTGCGTCCGCCGCAGGACCGTCTGCAGCAGATCATCTCCACGTCGTGGAGCTGGGTGGGCGACTTCGGTGTCCCGTCCGACGCGCTCGCGAACTCGGACCCCGCCCTGTACAAGCGCGCCGTCGTGCTGGAGCACGCCTGACGAGCCGGCCGGGCCCGCGCGGTCCGGCCGCAGGACGGAGGACTCATGCGCGTACGCGCACGTACGGCCCTGCGGCCGTACTACAACTACCGGCTCATCGACATTCCCGCGGGCACCGAGGTATCGGGCGGCCTGGCCGTGCACCTGCTGGAAACCAGGTCGGATGTCGAACCCGCCGACGAAGCCGCCGCCCTCTGGGAGAACCCGGGCGCCGATGACCAGCCGGAGGAACCGGGCGGCGGATCGGAGCCGGAGGCGGACGGCACGGCCGACGACATCCTGACGTGGGTGGGCGACGACCCGGATCGGGCGGATACAGCGATCGCACAGGAGACGGCACGGGACAAACCGCGTTCGACTCTCCTGAAGAAACTCCAGAAGATCGCGGAGCAGTAAGGGGGCATCATGGCGTTGCCGCCCCTGGCCACGGAGGCCGACCTCGCCGCAGCCGGTGCCACCGCCACCGGCCCGGCGGCGGCACTCGCTCTGCGGCGAGCATCCGCGCGAGTCCGCCGTTACACCCGCCAAACGATCACCTTGGTCGAGAACGAGACCGTGGTGCTCAAGGGCGGTGGGCGCATCTTGGCCCTGCCGGAGCGGCCCCTGCTCGTGGACGCTCAGCACCCGCTGGTGGTCACAGAGCTGTCGGGCATGACGGGCATCGAGCTGGTGTGCGTCGAGGGCCGCGACTTCACGCGGCTCGGTGCCGAGCTGACCCGAGGCGAGCCCTGGTACCAGCCGACGCGGCTGATGGGCTGGCCGTGGAACCGGCCAACCGGCGTCTGGGCACCGCAGGTGCGGGCCCTCTACTCCCACGGATACGCGGAGATCCCGGACGACATCGTCGATGTGGTGCTGGACCTGGCCGTGCTCAACCTCTCCAACCCGGAGAACCTGCGCAGCGAGGCCATCGACGATTACCAGCGCACGTTCGCGTCCGAGACGATCGGCGGGGCGACGCTCTCCCAGGAGCACAAGGACGCTCTGCGCCCGTACCGCCGCGCGGCGTTCACGGTGGCACCGTCGTGAGCGCACTGGAGGCGCTGCTGGCCGCGGGCCGTGCGGCGGCCACGCGACTGGCACGTGAGACGGTAGCGCTCTACCGGCCCGGCGCCGGGGACTTCGACTGGTCGACGGGCGTGACCACGCCGGCTCCCTCGGCGGCGCTCTACAGCGGCCCGGCGCGGGTCAAGCCGTTGACCGCGGAGGGCCGCGAGGTCAACGCGGGCGAGCAGCCACTGACACTGAGCCGCTTCACCGTGTCCCTGCCGTGGACGGCCCCGGTGCCGTCCGTGCGGCCCCGGCCGGGCGATGTGGTCGATGTCCTGGCGTCGCCGGATGCGCGGATGGTGGGCCTGCGGCTGTGGGTGACCGGCGCCGAGTACAGCTCTACGGCCACGGCGTGGCGGATCAGCGCGGAGGACAGATCATGACGGCTGACGTACGCGAGTTGCAGCGCACGGCGGTGGCGCTGCGGTCGGCGCCGGCGCGGGCGGAGCAGCAGATGACGAGCATCGTCACCCGCGGCGCCCTGAACATCAAGAACGCCTGGCGCGCGAACGCTGCGGCGTCGTCCGGGCGGCACGCGCGGCACTACCCGCGCAGCATCTCCTATGACGTGTTGCCGATTCCGGGCGGCGCGAGCGCGGAGATCGGTCCGGACAAGGCTCGAAAGCAGGGTGCGCTCGGCAACCTGCTCGAATTCGGGTCCGTGCACAACCGGCCGCACAACGACGGTGGCCGGGCCCTGGCCGCCGAGGCGGTGCCGTTCACCGCGCACGTGGTGGCCCTTACGCTCCGGGCGCCGTGGCAGTGACCTCGGTCCCGGACATCGGCCCGCACATCGAGGCGGTGCGGGCGGCGCTGGTGGGCGCGGGGCTGGTGGTGGGGCTGGGCGGAGCCCCATCGCCAGTGCCCTCCACCGGCCGGTACGCGGTCCTGTACCCGGACCCCGGCACCGTCGGGTGCGAGTCGCTGGCCGACCGCCGCACCGACCTCGTCGTCCTCTTCCAGGTCACCTGCGTGGGGCCGACCGCCGAGCAGTGCCTGTGGGTGGCCCAGCAGGTCCGCCGCGCCCTGCATCCGCCGCTGGCGGTGCCGGGCCGCAGTACCTGGCGGCCGGAGGAGCTGGGTGGTCCGCCGGTCGCCCGCGACGACGACGTATCCCCGCCCCTGTACTTCCTGCCGGTGCAGTACCGGCTGAAATCCACTGCCTGACCGGGAGGGTCCATGGCCACGCTCACTGTCCAGCCGCTGCTGGCGGCCGGCACCACGTCCACTCTGTCCAACGCCGCGTCCGGCGGCGACAAGGTCAAGCCGGGCGGCGACCGGGTCTTCGTGGAGGTCGCCAACGGCGGCGCCTCGTCGGTCACCGTGACCATCGCCTCGTACGCCTCGGTACGCGGCCAGCAGGCCGCCGACCGCACGGTCACCGTCCCCGCCTCGGGAACGAAGAAGATCCCCATCTACGAGGACCTGAACACCAACCCGGCCGATGGCCTGGCATCCATCAGCTACTCGTCCACGACATCCGTGACCGTCGGAGCCTTCCGCAGCTGACACCGCCCCGCTCCGCCGCCCCGCCCGACGGGGCTTTCTTTATGCCCCGAGGAGGCACCTCATGTCCGATCTGATCTCCGATGGCAAGACGAAGGTGATCTGGCTGGCATCGATCAGCTCCCAGAGCGCACCGCCGGCCCCCGAGCTGAACGCCGCGCCCGACATCACGTGGCGCGTCACCCCGGACGGCCTGAAGATCGACCCCGACACCGCCAGCGTCGACACGAACAGCCTCGCGAGCCGCTTCGACACGGCCGAGCCGGGCCGCGTGAAATACGACATCGAGGTGACGTGCAAGCGGGGTACCACTCCGCAGGAGGACCTGCCGTGGAAGACCTTCACCTACGGCACCCACGGCTACCTGGGCGTCCGCCGCGGCATCGACTACGAGATCGCGTTCGCCCCGGGACAGGAGATCGAGGTCTACCCGGTCGCCTGCGGTGAGCCTGCGTCGGCGCCGCCCGCCGCGAACGAGGTCTCGAAGTTCACCAGCAAGATGATGTTGACGACCGCCCCGACGACGCGAGCGGTGGTGGCCTGATGCCGGACATCACCGAGATCATCAAGCGGGCCAAGCCGCGTGAAACCACGGTCACCCTGTACCTGGCCGGTGACGAGGCGGCCGAGGTGGAGCGGCTGGAGGCGGAGCTGGCCGGGTTGTCGGACACCTGGCAGCCGGACAGCCTGGGAGCGAAGAACCCCGGGGAGAAGCTGGCGAAGGAGATCGCGGCGGCGCGTAAGCGGCTGAAGGCATCGGCCGTCGAGTTCCGGCTGCGGGCGCTCGGCCGGCTGGCTTGGTCGGACCTGGTGGCCGCGCACCCGTCAAAGGACAAGGCGCAGGCGTGGGATCCGGAGACCTTCCCTCAGGCCCTGCTCGCGGCGTGCTGCGTCGAGCCGGCCATGAAGCCGGAGCAGGTCGCCGACCTGTTCGAGGTCCTCAACGAGGGCCAACGGATCGCGTTGTGCCAGGCAGCGTACGACGTGAACGCGGAGGCGACGAGCGTCCCTTTCTCTGTCAGCGCCTCCTCGATCCTGGCCTCCCTCACCGACGGGAAGTAGAAACCGCCCGCGCCTGGGGCGTCCCGCGGAGCATCTTCATGGGGCGCCCCATGCCGCAACCCGGGGAGCCGCTGTGGACGGAAGAGGACCGCGCCTGGGCCCTGGCCTTGGCCCAGGTGGAGGCCGACACCTGCCCAGACTGCGGCCAGCCGTGGTCCGAAGTCTCCACGATCGACGCCGAATTCGCGTACGACGCAGAGCTGCTGCGCTGCCACGCCTGCGCCACCGGTGCCCGAGCGGCGCACCGCTATCAAGAGGCCGGGGGTGATCCCCGCGGTATCCACGTCTCGATCGTGAAGAGGTGAGATGCCGTGGCCGATCGCACCGTCCGGGTTGTCCTGACCGGCACTGTCACGCCGTACCAGGCCGCGATGCGGCAGGCCGCCCGCGTCACCCAGCAGACGGCCGGACAGATCGCGGCGAGCACCCGCGCCGGTACTCAGCGGGCGCAGGCGTCGCTGACGTCGATGGCCCGCGCGGCCCAGGTGCAGTCCGGCCGGGCCAGCGCCGCGGTCAACGCGATGGCTCAGCGGGCCTCCGCGTCGATGTCCCGGATGGCGGGCCGGGGTGCGGCGGCGTTCTCGCCGATCAGCGCGGCCTCCAGCCGGGCAGCGGCGCAGATGTCGGCCCGCTGGCAGGCGGCCACGCAGACGGTGCAGTCCCGCATCGCCCGTACGGCCGCCGCCGCCCGTACGGGCGGGGCGTTGATGGGCGCGGGCCTGGCGTCCGGTGCCGACCGGGTCGCGCTGCGGTGGAACGCGGCACTCACCGCGACGCAGGCGCGGTTCCCGCGGCTGGCGGCCCTGGCCACGGCCGCGGGCTCGCGCGCGGCGGCGGGCCTGTCGGCCGGGGCGGGCGCGGTCGCGTCGCGGTGGTCGGCCGCGTCATCGGCGGTGGCCGCGCGCTGGCAGGCCGCGATGGCGGCGGTCGGGCGGGGCGCTGCGGGCGTCCAGGGCGCGGCCGGTGCTGGTGCGGCGGCGGTGTCGGCGCGCTGGTCGGCGGCGGCCGGGGCCGTGGCGGCCCGCTGGCGGGCGACGTCGGCGGCGGTCACCGGGTCGATGGCGGCCGCGCGTACGGCCGCCGGGACCGCGGCTGGTTGGGTGGCGGCCCGCTGGTCGGCAGCGGCCGCGGCGACCGGCCGGGCGCTCGGGTCCATGCACCTGGCGGCCGTCGCGGCGGGCGCCGGCATCATGGGCGTCGCCAACAACGGCACGAGGGCACTCAAAGCGGTCCGGGTCGCGAGTCTCGGCCTGGTGGGCGCGTTCGTCGCCGCGGCCCTGGCCGCCGCGAACTTCGAGAAAGGCATGTCCGAGGTCCGGGCCGTCACGGACGGCTCGGCGGCCGAGATGCGACAGCTCTCCCAAGCCGCACTGGACGCGGGCAACGCCACCAAGTACTCCGCCTCCGAGGCGGCGAACGCGGAAGCGGAGCTGGCGCGCGCGGGCGTCTCGACGGCCGACATCATCGGCGGCGCCCTGAAGGGGAGCCTGGACCTCGCTGCTTCTGGACAGCTGGAGTTGGGCGAGAGCGCCATCATCTCGGCCCAGGCGATGAACGCCTTCCACTTGAAGGGCGCGGACGTCGCGCACATCGCCGACGTCATCTCGGCAGGCGCGGGCAAGAGCGCCACGAACGTGCACGACATGGGCATGGCGTTCAGACAGACCGCGCTGCTCGCCAACCAGACCGGTCTGAGCCTGGAAGACACGGTCGGCACGCTGGCCCTTTTCGCCCAGAACGCTCTGACCGGCTCGGATGCGGGCACGTCGCTGAAGGTCATGCTGCAGCGCCTCACCCCGCAGTCCAATGAGGCTCAGGCCGCGATGGATGCCGTGGGTTTTTCGGCGTACGACTCGCAGGGGAATTTCGTCGGCCTGAGCGAGATGGCGCAGCGGTTGCACGACTCGTTCGGGAACCTGACTCCCGAGGCGAGGAACGCGGCCTTCGCGACGATCTTCGGCAGCGACGCGGTGCGCGCGGCCACGATCCTCTACCAGGCCGGCGCGATCGGCGTCGACACCTGGCGGAAAGCGGTCTCCGACTCCGGCTACGCGACCAGGGTCGCGGCCACGATGACCGACAACCTCGCCGGAGACTACGAGCGGTTGACGAGCGCACTGACGACCGGGCTGATCTCGTCCGGCTCCGCCGCGAACGGGATGCTCCGCAACATGACGCAGGCCCTGACCAGCGCCGTGAACTGGTACAACAACCTTTCGCCTGCCGCCCAGCGCAGCGTGACGGCCGTCGTCGGCATCGTGGGCGCGGTCGGTCTGGCCGGCACGGCGCTGCTGCTGATGCTGCCGCGCATCATGGCCGTACGCCGTGAACTGGTGGCGATGGGGCTGACGGCGGCACGCGCGCGGGCCGCGATGATGACGCTCGGCAAGGTCGGTTTGGTCGTTGGTGCTCTCGCCGCGGTGAAGTTCGGCGTGGACGCGCTCGGCCGGAAGCTGCTGGAAGCCCCGCCCAACGTCACCAAGCTGACGAACTCGCTGGTCGACCTCGCGGTGCGGGGCAAGGCGGCGGGCGAGGTCAGCAAGGCGTTCGGTAAGGATCTCGACGGCTTCGGGGACGCGGTGAAGCGCATCACCGATCCCGAGGGGCTGACGGCGTTCACGGACGCGCTGGGCAAGGTGCCGCTGATCGGCGGTGAGGCCGGCGGGCTGACGGAGGCCAAGGACAAGGTCAACGCCCTTGATGAGGCCCTGACTCAGATGGTCCAGTCCGGCAGCGCGGACGTGGCACAGAAGGCGTTCTCCCGGTTGGCCGCAGAGGCCGAGAAGCAGGGCGTATCCACGGACAAGGTCAAGGAGCTGCTGCCGCAGTATGCCGACGCGCTGGCGGGCGCGGACACGCAGGCCAAGCTGTCGGCCCAGGGACAGAAGCAGATGGGCGACGCCGCCGCGATGACGAAGGAGCAGTTCGAGGACCAGCGCACTGCGGCCGAGAAACTGACCGACGCGCTGGCCGCGCTCAACGGCGTGAACATCGGCGCCGCTCAGGACGAGATCGCGTTCCAGTCGTCACTGCACTCGCTGACGGAAGCGGTCAAGGAGAACGGCCGCAGTCTTGACGTGACCAGCGAAAAGGGTCGCGCGGTCAAGGGCGCGTTCCTGGACGCGGCCAAGGCGGCGATGACGCATGCCCAGTCGGTGGCCGAGCAGAAGAACTCGGTGGCCGCGGGCAACGCGGTACTGGAACAGGACATCGCGGCTCTGAAGCGCACCATGCGCGCTGCCGGCTTCTCGACGGACGCGATCACCCGGCTGACGGCGGCCTACGCGCAGCTGCCGGCGTCGAAGACGACCGACGTCAAGGCGGAGACCAAGGCCGCGGTGGCGGATCTGCAGCAGCTCCAGAGCAAGATCCGCAACACCAAGGGCAAAGAGATCCCGATGCACGCGCTGACCGCTACCGCCGAGCAAGCCCTGAAAGCGCTCGGGTACCGGGTCACGCACATGCCGGACGGATCGGTGACCGTCTCCATCCCGACCGGCCCCCCGTCCGCGCAGGCCGCCCGAATCCAGGGCGCGATCGACAACATCCAGAACCACAAGCAGGTCACCGTCAGCATCTTCAAAACCGAGTACCTCCGCAGCCTGCCCGGCCCCTACGCCCCCGGAGTCAACGGGCGCGCCCGCGGTGGTGCCGTCCCGGGCTTCGCGGGCGGCGGCGATGTGCAGGTGAATCCGCGCGGCTACGTGCGGGGGCCCGGCACCGACACGTCCGACTCGATCCTCGCGCTCATGGCGGCCGGGCCGGTCCGGCTCTCCGACACGGAGTACGTGGTCAGGGCGTCGGCGGTGCGGCGGTACGGGTTGCCGTTCCTCGACGCGGTCAACAGCGAGCGCCTCCCGAAGTTCGCGCGGGGCGGCGTCCCGGGCTTCGCGGGCGGCGGGTTCACGTACACGCCGACCGGCGGGGTGACCATGTCGGGACTGGGCGGCGACCCGAAGCAGCGCTACGACGAGCTGATCAGCAAGCTGCGGGACGCGTACGCCGAGTAGCAGACGGCCGTCAACGACCTGGCCAAGATCAAGAAGGGGAAGCACACCAAGGCCGAGCTGCGGGCGGCGCAGAACAAGGTCACCAAGGAGTACGCCGACGTCAAGTGGTACAACAACGAGCTGGGCCTGCCAGCCGGAGCCAAGCCACCAGCGACGTTCAGCCTGAAGGCGTACCAGGCCCAGCTCGACAAGAGCCTGGCGGCGACGAACTGGTGGAAGCGCAACCTGGACATCATCTCCAAGCGTGGTGGCCAGGACCTCCGAGAGTTCTTGGAAGGCATGGGCTCGGAGGGCTACGCGCTGGTCGAGCAGCTGGCAAAGGCGTCCGGTAAGCAGTTCAACGACATCGTCAGCAAGCTCCGGAAAGTCGGCGGCATCGCGAAGGCGACCTTGGGCGACTTCACCAAGCAACTCGACGCGAGCACGACCAAGGGCCAGCAGTTCGCCTCTGACCTGCAGACCCTCGCGGCCAGGGGCTTCGGGGACCTGGCGGCTCAGCTCGCGGCGCAGGGTGACGCCACGGCGATGGACCTGGCCCGCCAGGCCGTCACCGGCAAGGCGTCGGACGTGGCCGCGGCCAACAAGGCCGTGGGCAAGCACAACCGGGCCCTGACCGGCGAGGAGCTGTCCGCGTCCCTGACCGTGCTCACCGCGCTCCGGGCGAAGCCGGGCGCTGGCATCGCCGACGTGATCTCGTCGGGCGTGGACTTCAGCACGCTGAAGACGCTGGTGCCGAAGATGCTCGCGCAGATCAACAAGCTGCCCGACAGCTACAAGACGACGTTCCTGAAGCAGTGGGCGGGGCAGGGCGGGGTCACCGCGATGGCGCGCGGCGGCATCCTCACTCGGCCCACCGCCGTCCTCGCCGCCGAGGCCGGAAAGGTCGAGTCGTGGATCCCGGTCGACGGCTCGGCCCGCTCGCGCGGCCTGCTGTCGCGGACGGCCGGTCTCATGGGCTACCAGCTGGTGCCCGCCGGCCGGTACGGGGCCGCGCGTTCGGAGCCGAGCACGGTGGTGCGGGAGGTGGCCCGGCACACCACGGTCAACCTCAACGGCGCCAAGCAGTCCAGCGCGGCCCAGGCCGCCGATATCGCGCGCCATCTGACGTTCGTGGGTTAGGAGGTGCGCGGTGCCGTACGCCGCGGGTGACAGTCTGGGCGGGCTGCGGGCCGATCTCGGCCCGCTCCCGCTCGGGGCCGTGGACGGGTCCGGGGCCGCCTGGTCCCTGGGGAAGCTGGACGGCTGGGGGTCCGCCTCGGTGCGGGCGGAGTACCAGCAGCGCGAGGGTGATCACGGCACGTGGGCGTCGCCGGTCTACCTCGGGGAGCGGCCGATCACGCTGGCCGGCACCATCACCGCGCCGGACCTGGCCGCGCTGGACGACGCGATGGAGCGGCTGCGGTCTGCGGCCGCGCTGACCGACACCCCGCTGGTCGTCCACGAGACCATCCCCAAGCTGTGCATGGTCCGGCGTGCGGGTGAGCCGCTGCTGGAGTACCTGACGGACCGGATCGCGTCGTACTCGGTGCTGGTCACGGCGGCGGACCCGCGGCGGTACGCCACGGTCCTGCAGCAGGGCAGTACGGGCCTTCCGGTCACCACGGGCGGGCTGACGCCGCCGTACGCCGTGCCGTACACGCTGGCGGCGACGACCGTGGCCGGGCAGGTCGACGCCTACAACGAGGGCTCGTTCGATACCCGCCCGACGATGACGATCAGCGGCCCGGTGTCCCAGCCGGTCGTGTTCGGGCAGATGCCGGACGGGTCGGTGCGGATGCTGCGGTACGGCCTGGACCTCGCCGACGGTGACCAGCTGGTCATCGACACCGACGCGCACACCGCGATCCTCAACGGCAACGTCAGCCGACGGCGCTACGTGACCACGCCGCAGGGCTGGCCCACCATCCCCGCCGGCGGATCCGTGAGCTACCAGTTCCGGGCCGCCGCCTACTCCCCGACCGCTCTGCTGACCGTCCGCTGGCGCTCGGCCTGGATGTAAGGAGACCACCGGTGCCGTTCGATCCGCTCGACATCAACGGGATCACCTACGACGAGGGCGAGCTGCGCCGCGCGGCGCTCCTCGGCGTGATGAGCAACGGCCTTCCGTTCGGTGGCCGTTCCGGCGTCCGGCCGGGCGATCCGGGCCTGACCACCACCCTGTCCGGCACCACGATCAACGTCAGCCCCGGTGTGGCGTGGGTCTGGTACACCGGGCAGGGCACCTACCGGGCGGCGCTGCCCTCGGCCTGGTCCGGCACCCTGCAGGCCGCGCACGCCACCCTGTCCCGCATCGACCTGGTCTACCTGCGGGTCTGGGACACCACGGTCGACGGATCGGGGCTGCGCCAGGCCGACATCGTCTACCTGCCCGGCACACCGTCCTCGACGCCGGTGATGCCCACCCCGACCGGCACGGTCATCGGGGTCACCCTGGCCACGATCACCGTGCCGCCCGTCGGCGGCGGCGCCCCCTCGGTGTCCCTGGCCATCCGCCCGTACACCGTGGCGCCCGGCGGCATCCTGCCGGACGCCAACGCCTCGGGCCTGTACGTCGGCATGTTCCGCGACAACGGCACCGACCTGCAGCGCTGGAACGGCACCGGCTGGGACACCTACCAGAAGGTACAGACCGTCAGCTGGACCACGCCCACTCTCGGCACCGGCTACACCCAGGGCAACACCACCGACTCCGGCAACTTGAACGGCCCCATCCGGTACCGCAAGGTCAACTACTACGGCACCGACTTCATGGAGTGGGACGGCGGCGCCAACCGCGCCAACGGCGCCCAGGTCACCAACATCCTCTCCGCCGCGCTGCCGCCCCTGCTCCGGCCGACCGGGCGCGCCAGCTTCACCATCGCCCGCAACGCCACCTCGGCCGCGGGCGAGCTGATGGCCATCAACAACTTCAAGATCGATTTCAACAGTGACGGCACCGTGTCCCTGGTCTCCGCGACCGCTGGCCCTACCGAGGTCAATTGGCTGTCCCTGCGCGGCGTTCGGTACCCGATTCCATGAGCACGCCCGCCCTGCTTCCCGCGGCGCCGCTCGGCCAGCCCGACCCGCAGCTGCCCGTCGAATTGGCCTGGTATGGCTGCGATCTGCGCAGCGGCGCCATCATCGAGGACCTGCGCGGCCTCAAGCCCGGTGGCGCGCTCACCCGCAAGCTCGGCGAGACCACCACGCTCAGCGCCAGCCTCGGCCTGGCCGGGGCGCCGGCCGACTGGGAGGCTGCCACCGCGGGCGGCAGGTCCATGCTGGTCGCCGTCGACACCGCGACCGACACCCCTATCTGGCCGGGCATCGTCCTGACCCGCGACGGCGGCAGCGCCACCGACATCAGCCTGCAGTGCGCCACCCCCGAGCGGTACCTCGACGGCCGGTACACCGGCACCGTCACCGCCGTTCAGCAGGACCAGGCCACCGTCCTGACCAGCCTTCTCGCCAACGCCATGACCGACGGCCCGCCGTTCGTCCTGGACGCGCCGCCGACCGGCCGGCCGCTGGACTACGCCGTGCTGGACGGCGACGACCGGACGATCCTGTCGGCCGTGCAGGAGATCATGGGCATGGACGGCGGGCCCGAGTGGACAGTCGATGTCGCCTGGAACACCGACCATTCCGGTTTCGTGCTGCCGATCCGTGTCCGGCCGGCCATCGGTGCACAGGCCGCGGCGCCGGAGGCCGTCTTCGACTTCCCCGGGTGCGTCAGCTCCTACACGCTCGCGGAATCGTACGAGGCGGGGAAGGGCGCCACGGTCGTGCAGGCGCGCGGTGAGGGCGAGTCCGCCGGGCGTCTGACCAGCCAGGTCTACACCGCCGACGCGCTGATCGCGGGCGGCTGGCCGCGCTGGGTGCACCGCTTCACCCCCGCCTCCGGCATCACCGACCCCGTCCAACTCAACGCCCACGCGGCGAAGGCCCTGGCAATGATGCAGACCGGCGCCAAGGTCTGGAGCGTGGAGGCCGTGGCCTCCGTCGCGCCGCGCATCGGCCGGGACTGGGGCCTGGGCGACACCGTCCGCATCGCCGTCGAATCCTCGCCGCGGCACCCGCGCGGCGCCGAGACCGTGGCCCGCGCCTGGGCCTGGGAGCTGGACCCCGGCGCCGACAAAATCCGCCCGATCCTCGTGGAGGACTGATGCCCACCCCCGCCAGCCAGCTGCCGCCCGACGCAACCACCCTCGCCCGCCGCATCGCTGCGCTGGAGCGCGAGGTCAAAGAACTGCGGGCGGCCCGGCGCCTGGAGGCCGCGACTGTTGGCGCCGGCGGTATGCGCGTCGTCAACGGCGGCCGCCTCGCCATGGACACCCCGCCCGGCGTCCGCGTCGTGGACGTCGGGGCGATCCACGACGAACGGTTCAACCACCCCGACGGCAGCCCGCAGCAGGCGATCTGGATGCGCCGCGAGGACGGAACCGACGTGTTCACCTGCTTCGGGGGCATCGGCGACGCGACGCAGGCGTGGGCATTCTGGGACCGCCAGGACAACCCCGTGATCGCCGACGACACCGTGTCCGGCTCCGGCCTGGCCCGCCCCTACCTGCCGGTGCCGATGGCTCCGGCGTACCAGGGGGGCTGGGATTACTGGCCCCGCACCTCGAACACCACCGCGCAAGAGCTGTGGATCGGCCGCATCTACAAGCAGCAGCCGAGGCTCGTCGTGGTCATCCGGGCGGCCATGGACACCTCGGGCGCGACCGGCGTCGTAGACCTGATCGTCGGCAACAACGTCGCCAACAGCTTCCCGGTCGCGTTCGCCGCGGACTGGTTCACCTTCGGCCCCGTCGACCTGACCGGCTACGCGCACATGCAGCAGGTCGACATCCGCGTGCGCGGCCGGCGCGTCAGCGGCACCGGCACGCTCCGCGCCTCCCTGATCTCCGCCTACACCGTCCAGAGCTGAGGCAGCCATGTCGCCTGTGAGGCAGGTGATGCCGTTCCACGACAGCGTTTCGGTGACGGCAAAGCCGAACGGCGTTACGTTCCTGGCTGGGCGGCTATGCGCCTCCCGGTTGGTGCGTCATACCGCATTGCTAGTCGTTAGAGGGTGCTGCATCGAGAGGCCGCCGCCAGGGGTGAATGCTGCCTGCCGAGTGGTCACGTCCCACCCGGCGGCCACGAACGCCCTCCGGAACTCGGCCTCCACCACGGCGCGGTGGTTGGCGCTGCGATCGGCGACGCGGACAACGCAGCCGGTACGGGTGTAGGAGATCAGAATGTCGACGGGCCGGAGCCGGAGGCCGCGATCTTGCACAGCGGCGAGTGCGTCGGCGATCGGGCTGGCAGCATCACGGATTTGAGCGGCTGTAGACATGCGACCAGTCTCCCGCCTGTCCACGGCATGTGAGGACTCCTCTAGCACTTTGCGAGAGATCCCGGACCAGCGAGAGCCGCTCGCCAACCCGTCACGACTGTATGGAACAGGTACTGAGGAGCACCCCATGAGCACACCCATCGAAGAGCGTCCGCCGGACACGCCGCAGCCCGAGGGCCCGCTCCTGCCGACGCCGCCGCCGGGCCCCACGATGCCATCGCAGCCCCCGCCGGACCGCCCAGCCGACCCCGACGGCCCGCCCGCCACCTGACCCGACTACCCGAGGCCCCGCAACCGCGGGGCCTTTCGCGTGCCCGCAGAAAGGCAGCTCCTGTGTCCTACGCACGCCGCGTCATCACCGCCGCCCGCGCCGAAGTCGGCACCCACGAGGGCCGCTCCGGAGGCCGGTGGAACAACGTTCAGAAGTACTCACCGGCGGTCCCCGGACTGGAGTGGTCGCAGGGACAGGCGTGGTGCAGCACTTTCGTGTCCTGGGTGTTCCGCAAGGCCGGCTGCGCCCAGCTTGCCCCGGTCACCGCGTCCTGCGCGGCCGGCGTCGACTGGTTCCGTTCGCGCGGCCGGTTCACCGAATACCCCGTGATCGCCGGACCCGTCTATTTCGGACCCGGCGGTGGCAGCCACGTGGGCATCTGCATCGCCTACACGGACTCCACGATCACCACCGTGGAAGGCAACACCAACATCACCGGCAGCGCGGAGGGCGACGGGGTGTACCTCAAGTCCCGCCCCCGCAAGTCGGACTACGTCTACGGCTACGGCATCCCGGACTACCCCGAGGGCGTCGTGCTGGCGGACCCGGCATGGCGCAACCGCCGGAACGTGACCTACTTCGGCCACCAAGCCTCGGCCGACGACCTACCCACCACCGCCCCAGGCGGCCCGACCCCGGAGGACGACGTGTCCCTCACCCCTCAGCAGGCCCAGCAGCTCGCCGAGATCCACCGAGACCGTGTGGTCGGGCCGTGGACGTACAAGGGCACCGACGAGCCGCGCGACGCCTACGCCTACCTCCGCGACACCAGCGCCGCCGTCAAGGCGGTCGACGCCAAGGTCACCAACCTCAAGCCCATCGACCTGACCGACGAGCAGGTGACCAAGCTCGCCGAGAAGGTGGCCAGTGCGCCTGGCCTCGCCACCGCGATCGCCGAGGCGGTCGCGCAGAAGATCGCCGACCGGCTCGCCGAATGAGCGCTGTCGACTCGCCCCGAATCCGTAACTACCAGTAGAAACGGCCCCGCTATGACCTCTCCGGTTTCTCTTCCGTCCGCCGAGACCGTGCTCAAGACCGGCAAGACCTTCGCCCGTGACCTGCTGGAGCGGGTGCTGAGCACGTTCCTCCAGGCGTTCGTCGGCGTCGTCGTCGTGACGACTCCTCTGGACGCATCGATGTGGTACGCCGCTGGTGTTGGCGGAGTCGGTGCCGTCCTCGCTTTCGGCAAGGGCCTGCTGGCCAGACTCTCCGATGTCAAGAACTCCGCGTCGCTGGCCAAGGGCGTCTGACCGGAGGTTGCCGTGCCCGACGAGCTATCTGTGGGCGAACTCGGGCGGGCCGTTTCTGCCCTGCGCCAGGAGATCCAGGCGATGGCGCAGGGCATCAACTCGCGTCTGGACAAGGTCGTGTCCACCGAGGTCTACAGCCTGCAGTCCGCGTACACCGACCAGCGCATCACCGCCCTGAGCCAGGACTTGCAGAAGGCCGAGGATGCGCGGGAGACGCTGGAGCGAGCCTTTGAGCAGTACCAACTGGCGGAACGCGACCGGCGGGAGCGTGAACGGCAGGCTCGTCTCTACCAGATGTTCGTGCCGGTGTTGATGGGCCTGATGGCCGCGGCGATATCGGTGTGGGCGGTGATCGCGAAATGAGCACCCAGCGCAAGGCCACCGGGCTGCCGCGCGCCGAATGGCTCGCCATGGTCACGCTCCTGCTGTTCCTCGGCGGCATGGCCTGGCTGGCCGTACAGGTCGTCGACCTGCACGGCGAGCTGCAGACCGCGAACGGGGCACGCGACGCGCTCGCCCGGCAGGTGCAGGCCCTCGGCGGCAAGCCGGTTGCCGGGCCGCCCGGCAGCCGCGGCGACTCCGGGCGGACCGTACGTGGCCCAGCCGGACCCCGAGGGGCTACCGGCCCGGCCGGCTCCGAAGGCTCGCCCGGTCCCGCAGGTCAGTCCGGGGCGAAGGGCCCCACCGGAGCGGCTGGTGCCGCGGGGAAGGACGGCGCCTCGGGATCCGATGGCGCCACCGGAGCGGACGGTGCGGCGGGCAAGGACGGAACAGCTGGCCAGCCTGGCCCTCAGGGGCCGCAGGGTGAGCCTGGCCCGGCAGGACCGGCAGGTAAGGACGGTGCGCCCGGTCGCGACGGCCAGACCTGCCCCGTCGGTTACTCCCTCCAAGCCCCGCCGGGAGACCCGGACGCGCTGGTGTGCCGACGGGACGGGGCCCCTGCTCCGCAGCCGACGCAGACCAGTACCCCGCCCGCGCTCGCACCCGCCCGGAAAAGGAAGTGACCCCGCCCCGTCCCTGCTCCGTCAGGCGGCGGGGCGCTTCGGCGTACCTGACCGTGGCTACCATCGAGTTGTGACCCCCTCGATCTGCTACGCGATAGGCGACGCCACCGCTCCGTCCGGCACGGGCCCGCGCATCATCGCCCACGTCTGCAACGACATCGGCGGCTGGGGCCGCGGCTTCGTCACCGCCCTCTCGCGCCGCGGCCCCGAACCGGAGGCCGCGTACCGGCGCTGGTACCGCGAGCGCGAACAGAACGACTTCGGACTCGGCGCCGTACAGCTCGTGCCGGTCCACACGGACCTGTGGGTCGCCAACATGGTCGGCCAGCACGGCATCCGCCGGGCAGGCGGACGACCTCCGGTGCGGTACGAGGCGATCGATGAGGCACTCGGCAGTCTGGCCCGGCACGCGGTGGGCCTCGGCGCGTCCGTGCACATGCCGCGGATCGGCGCTGGCCTGGCGGGCGGCGACTGGGCACGCATCGAGCCGCTGATCGAGAACCAGCTGTGCGCCACGGCGTGAACGTCACCGTGTACGACCTGCCCAGCAGGTAGGAGCGCGTCACGCGCTGCTGAGGCCGCCCTCGCCGTAGTCGTGCGGCCGTCCGCCGCGCCATTCGACCCACGTCGGGTCATCGAGCAAGGGCTCGGAATCGGGCAGGCCAGCGCGCCGCAGAAACTCGACTGTGTCCATGTCAGAGTGGGCAAGGCCGAGGATCTGCCCGTCGACCCGCACCCGCCTGCCCCCGGTCGGGCTGGGCTCCTGGATCACGATGCGCGCGGCCATAAGGCCAGCGTGCGGGAGGCCGCGACGGCGCGCATCTGCATGTCGCCCGCGCGAGTGCCGCGGTGTGCCATGCTGGCTGCAAGCCCCGCCGCGTTCCCCCGTGCGGCGGGGCTGTCCTGTCGGGAGGGACCCGAACGGGGCGGCAGGTGTCTCCGGTGCGCGCTACTCGGCTTCGGGCTCTGGATGCCGTACGCGGCGCTTCAGCTCGCGCTCGACCTCGTAGCGACTCTGCTCGGTCGCCTCGGCGTGTGCGCTGATCGCGGCCTGGACGGCTTCCGAGGCCGTGCGCCAGGCGTCCCACTGCTGCTGCCAGGCCGCGTGCTGGTCATCGGTCCAGCCGTCGCCGTCGGCGGGGCGGCCGTACTCGGCCTGCATGGCCCGGACCTTCGCGTGCTCCGCGACGGCAGCTTCTTCCAGCTTGATCAATTCGTCTGTGAGTTCGATAGCCAC